GTTGCCGCTGACCAGTCTCCGGTGTTGGTTGCCGCTGACTGGTCTCCGGTGTTGGACTTTTTATCATCGTCCCAGTTAACCTGATCTTTGATGTATTCCACACCGGCTTTAATAATTCCGGCAATTCCGATTTCTGCTTTAATAGAAATCTTCTTTCCTACTCGTTGACTGTCATCAGACTTCTGGTCGTTTGCGTCCAGCTCGACTTCGCAATATCTGGAATCAGCCGGCGCATAATATCCAAATACATCCAACGGATTTTCACAAGCATGAAATCCAGTATCGCAAATCTCAGCTCTTTCTTCTTCATACTCCTTGCCGATTTCATACTGAAAATTACGGCATTTTAAGTCTTTGTCAAATCCCTTATAGCATTTCATTTTTCCTTGTCCTCCAAATTAAGTCCGAGTATAGCTGCGCAAACTTCTTTCTTTAAATACGTATTTGCTTCGGTTGTGTTCAGGTACGCTTCAAATGCCTTTAATCTGCCTACCAGCTCTGCATACTCCTCGGCTACGGTCTCTGCTCTGAAATCCATCTTATTTTCTTTCTTCATCGCAATCCCCCTCACAATACGGACGTTTGTTGTCCATCAAAATTTTGTTCAAATGGTCAGTTGCTTTCTTCACACTCTCTTCCTGCTGACAACCGCCCTCTACAATGCTGTACATATCAAACTCTCTTAATGATTCTTTCTTATATATGTTGATGTGTAAGCTGCATCCAATCTTGTAGTTTGCAAAATGAAATGCTACCGTTCTGCCGGTTTCTTTCTGAACGCGTCTGCATAACTGGTATAGTTCGTCTACGGTTTTATTAAAATCATTCTCCTTTATCTTCATCGAAAAGCCCTCCAAGTAAATCATCAAATAATGTTTTTACAACTTCTTTGATTTTTTCTTTTTGAATAGTTTTAAATTCTTCTTCGTTCATCAGTCCGATTTTGACCGCTTCGTCAATCTCCTGCTTCACAGATTCCTCTGTTTTTTTGCCGTCTTCCATAATGGTTTCTTTGATTCCTCGAACGACAACCGCTAAGTCAGCTATTAATTCTGCTTTACTGCCTTTAAGTGTGATTTCTCCCATTTTTGTCTCAATCATCTTTCTCTTCCTCCGGTTCTTTTAATTTCATCCGGGTAAATAAACACGAATGATAATGCGAATATTACGATTGCTACTGCAACCGGCTGTGATGCACTGTCAAATCTCCAGAACGGCAGGTACGGTGACATACCGCCGATCAGAGCTGACAGGATTAATGCTTTTGCCGTTTTTATGTCCCTCCGATTTTTTATGTGGTATACTCTCCTTATGAAAGGAGGTATAGATTAATGATGTATTCTGGATTCTGTACCAAACAGAATAAAAACTATCAGGTTGAATTTACCCAACTATCTGCTTCTTCACTCGAAGATAAAAATTATCAAACAATTAAAGGCAGATTAAGATGCAGATACGCAGGCCTTACAGGATGTTGCAATCGTGCCAGCGATTGTTCAATCCTGAGAAACCTCGACAAGTAACCCGATGGCTCTCTGAAATATGGGAGCCTATTCTGTCTCACAAAATTCAACAGGCATTTCGCTCCCTTTGAATTTAATGCTTTCAATTTCTCCGACACCTGTTTGATTTATCTTTAGTACTCCCAAATCAATTGATAAATCCAAAGCATTTAAGTCTATCGAAAGTGTTGGTATCGAATCTCCGGGCTTCTGTTTTAATTCAAAACTTCTTACTCCATCGAGTTTTCGACCATCCACAAAAATTTCTGTGAAGATTCCTTTTTCGCCGTTTGCTTGACGAATTTCAATTTTGGATGCTGTCACATTCTCACCTCCTACTTAATTTGCTTTAGAAAAGAAAACATCAATCGGGTCTTCGATATGAAATTCATCAATCATTGTCTGAATCTCATTACTGTTGAAAATTCCTTTCTGCATCTTTCCATAAAATGTTTTTGGCGTAATTCCAAGCATTTTAGCAACGTCCGTCTGAGATTTTCTATTCTTCGCAAATATTCCTCGAAGTTCATCAGTTTTTATCATTTTGTCATCTCCTGCTCAATCACCGGAAGAATCCCGCTCTCTTTCAGCTTGTCGTAAAGAAATATTCTTCCTTTCTGTGACCACTTAGTATTCATCTTCACATCCGGTCTACCGTCCGATCTCACGATATCAACGGTCTCGGAATGTGTATAGCCCATACAGTGATATTTGCTGTACAGTAACCACTGTCCGCTCTGCTTGTACTGGATTCCGATGTCATGCAGAATATCGTTCATCTTCTTCCCAGACATTCCATAATCTTTGGCAATCTGGGTAATGGTCACAAGTCCCGGATTCTTTAAGATTTCATCATAGTAGTCGGCTTTCGGTTTCAGTTCGCCGATTATCTGGTTTTTGACACTGATTTCCGTTGACAGTAACTTGACCGAATCTTTCAACTTCGCAATGGTCTGGTCTGCCATCTTCAATGCTCTGGCAAAAATTTGTTCTGGCGTGTTCCATGCTTTTTCGAGGTCGATGAGACACTGACGACATTCTTTTCCTTTTTCAGTTCTGCTCATAAGGCAAATGTGTTTTGCCATATCTACTGACAAGGAATAGTCCTGTATCTCTCTATGTGCCCCATTATTTACAACCGTACCTGAAAGTACGCTTGTAAAATCTTCATTTTCAATAAAGCCCTGAGAGTTTGCTTCAAACCATGCCGAGAATCTTTTTGCTAACCCCAAGGGATTTATGAAGTTCTCTTGCTGACACTGACGGTTCTTCTCCGTCATAATTAATTGATATTAACTGTTCCGTCTGTATCGCTCCTTTCTTATAATTCAATTCAATTGAATTTATTGGGTATAAAAATAAAGTCCATAGGGATTCCGGAAAGTTCACTCATTTTTCTAAGCTGTGATAATGTTGGCTCTGTTTTCCCTTTTTCCCAATTAACTACTGTTACATTGGAAATACCGAATATTTCAGCCCATTCTTTCTGATTGTATCCCGCGTTCACACGAACGGCTTCTAATGAAATCTTTGGCATTTGTTCATCTCCTTTCTTAACTTCTGAGCCTATTATAATTCAATCAAAATGAATTGTCAACACCAAAATTCAAAATAATTGAATTAAGTATTGAATTTCTTTTAAATATGATGTACAATATAAAACGTAAGGAGGAAAAAGTACCATGACAGATGAAGAGCAAAAAAGAATTTTCTCAAACAATCTTAATAAGTACATTTTAAGAAGTGGGAAACAGCAGAATGAAATTGCCAAAGCCATCGGTGCTAAAGCATCCACGTTTAATATGTGGTGTAAAGGCAACTCAATGCCGGGAACTGGAAAAATCAGAGCCTTGGCAGATTATTTCAGAGTAGGAATGACAGATCTGACAGATTTAAAAGAAGACCAAGACCCAGATATTGAATTTGGAAATGTGGTTACAAAAATCGAGCAGTCAGACCCCCGTTTCAAAAGAATTATTCTTGAATACGATAATCTGCCGCCCGATAAAAAAGATTTGCTATGTGATTTTTTTGAGAAATTCATTTTCTAAGGTGCAAGGGTAGGAGTTATTTTCCTGCCCTTTCTTCCTTATAAACCCTTTTTACGCATCCGTAAATAAATTTTATCATTGATTCATTATGTATCTTCTGCACCATTTCAATAATCTCTTTCTTATAATCCATAAATAGCCCTCCCTGTCACAACTACCACCTACACCATAGTATATGTCCGGCTTGCGGGAAACAGAACCGAACATAAGTTCGTTTTCATCATTATACCACCTATGTTCCCTCTTGGCAACTGCCAAATGTACACATGAACTTTTCTTATTTCATAAGCAAACTTTGCAGTTCCAAAGAAAATTCTGCTTTCGCGAATATAACATCTGACATTGCAAATTTCCTTGTTCTTGCTCAACTCCTGCATCTGGACGGAATAAATTTGTTCCGCAGCTTCTTTTGTGATCTGCGCATCTCTGCGGTGGCGTTCTGCTATATCATGTGACGGTATATGCACCACACAGAATATTTCGTAAAATATCAGGATGAGTACGACTATCCTGTATCTGTTCTTTTCCATTGCTACCAACTCTTTCTAAAAATATATCACGCATTATAGCACAAACTTGCGTAATTTTTCCGGGAGGTGCAAAATCATGGAGTTTTTCTGCAAAAATAATCTACTTTTTTGATATTTTACTATGCACAGTTTGTATGAGGTGGTATAATATTGTAAAATTTTAACAAGGGAGGGGATTGTATGAGCAAAGGTGAAAAAAAGAAAGATTCAACCCTGAGCGTCATTTCCTGTATTTTGGCAGGTGTGGCATTCATTCTTCCGCTGCCAATTATCCTGTCGTTTCCTCTGGCTCTCGCAGGAGCAATTGTAGGATTAGTAGATATTGGCACAAAGAAAGAGGAATATAGGCATATTGGCTCATGGTTCGGAATTATTGTCGGAATCATTGAAGTAGTTTTTATTGCAGTGCAGTATATGAGATTTCTTTAGCAGAAAAGAGGGTTTTATGAAAAAGAGAGTTTGCGGAATTATAACGATGTGTGCTTTTTTATGCATTTCGCCTGTCAATGCCAGTGCTACTTCCTTTGACAACATTAATGAAATGCTTAATAAGATCAATGGTGAAGATGGGTTTGTCGAAGCATCTGAATGTGTGATTGACAAAAACACTAAATCCTTGCATCTAAGCGTCGTTATAAGTGAGAACGTGCCAGATGATGAAGTTGGCACATTTGCTTCAAAGGTTTCCGGTGTATTGTCAGAAGCATCTCAGCAGGATTGGTATGATTATGATTATGTTACTGATGATTTCTATAAGAGTGGTTATGATGGAGTAGTTCTAACAAACGTTTGGAATTTCAAAAATGATACTCTGGCTTGCTCAATTTGGGATGATTCGCTATCAATCACGCGTCTTTCAGACGGAACCAAATTAAAAGAAGCTGTTTTAAAAGACGTGGAAAGCGAAAATTCTAATTCTCAGGAAAATGATTCTCTTGATGATACCGGCAGGCTAAATCCAGGTGTTTATATTATTGGCGAAGATATTCCTGCCGGAAAGTACACCTTTTCAATAACCGACGGAGCAGGAATTATTAGCGTATATGACAGCTACGATGATTATAAGAATGATGATTACGAACATTCAGAAGAATACCATGTTGCTTCAAAAAAATATAAAGAAAGTCTTGGTTCTGACTTAGAAAGCATTAATTCTTTGTATTCCAGTGAAATTGGGAATCTACCGTTAGAGAATGGAATGTGCGTAAAAATAGATACTGTTTCAGTTTTGTATTTAGCGAAATAAACAAGAGGGGCAACTGCCCCTCTTTCTTTTGCCTGTCGTTCTCGCAGGCAGTCTCTCTATCCACACATCCTCCCGGACACAGAAACCATATTTTGCGAATTATGTCAAACTTTAATGCTTTACACTAACAATTTCAAGTGCTACACTTTGTTTGTGGGACAATAATACCACAAGCAAGAAGAAAAATGTGTGTACTGTCAAAATCATGGCGTATTTTGACAAATTGAGACTACGAAAGGAGGGTGCGCATATGAGAATAGCCATATGTGACGATAACCAGCTTGAAGTTGACTTGTTTAAAGAGTGCGTATCGGGATTCTTACGGCGCAAAGGAGATTATCGCTATGAAATCAGCGAGTATTCAGCAGGTTATCCGCTTGTTGAAGATGTGAAAGAGGGTAAATGGTACGATGTAATTGTACTGGATATGATTCTGGAAAATGAGAACGGTTTGGAGATTGCGAACCGGCTCCGGGATATTGGATATGATGGAAAGATTATATTCTGGACAGCCGACGATTCTCATCTGCAAGAAGCATTCGACGTCGGTGCTATGCAGTATGCGGTCAAGGGCAAGGAATACGGTAGAATATACCGGGCTATCGACGAGATTCTGTCACAGATGAGGGACGAAACATTGACGTTCAAATTCCACAGGCAGATAAACCGGCTCAAATACGATGAAATTGAGTACGTCGAGAGTCAGGCAAGAGTTTGCCATATTTTCACTACAAATAACCGATGTTTCGTGACCACTTGCAAGCTGAACGATCTGGAAGAAAAGCTGTCTGATAAGCGTTTCTTGCGCTGCCATCAGAGTTATCTGGTGAACATGGATCACATCCAGTTGGCAGGTGATAATTTCGTCATGGATTCTGGGGACATTGTCCAGATAAGGCAGAATGGAGCAAAGGAAATTAAAGAAAAGTACGAAGAATACATAAGCTGACAGCGAAAAATGACCGCCAACCCGGGAAGGAGTAATTGGCGGTCATTTTCATTTTCAACACTTAATAAATAAAAGGGTTTGCAATACGAACTACTATATCGAACACGTTTATTATAGCATTATAAAGATTATATTACAACTGTCATTTAGAAATTTCTGTGATTCTGGTAAACGTTCCCTTCGGGATAAACTCAAAAACGAACCCAGCATCGTTCGGATGCGGGATGCGAATGAAGTACCATTTAAGTCCCGAACTGTCGGTTTCTGTGTACTTCATTACCTCTACAACTGCACCTTTTTTCAGTTTTGGAAACAGCTTTGACGGGCTGTTTTTGTTTGATTTTGTATAGCATTTTGTGTCCTTTTTTATCTGCGCAATGTAGGCTCTAGTGTTCTGCTTTTTGGCTGTATCTGAGCCTGAAACTGACGTTGTATTTTTAACTAAACTGTAATTTGGAGTGCAGAATTTTGTTCCTGGAAGGTTGCTGTTGTAGTAACTTTTCTGGCATACACCACCACCATTTGCGATAATTGTAGAGCCACCAGAAGTATTTCCTTCGACTGTCCAGAACCGATCTCCTGACACTTTTATTACGATTCCAGTATGCGTAAATTCTCCGTTCCTGTAGAAAATAACAATGTCTCCGACTTTTGGATTGCCGTTCAGAGTAAACAAATCCGCCATTGTCGGGCAATAAACGTATGGCCAGTGTTTCAAAAGTTTCTTTGCTGTGTCTAATCCGAATGCTTTCATCATGCACCACGAAACGAATGCAGCACACCATGGCTGTCCTTGGTAATCCGGCTTAATATCTCGCCAGTATTTTGTGTAATTGTTTTCTCCGGCATTTGCTGTCTTACTATCAAGCTGACTATTGCTTGCCTTTTCAAGATACCCAACTTCATTCTTTGCGATCTGGATTAATTTATCAATTGCGTTCATACCTGTCTCCTCACTTTCTGGAAAATATGTTTTTAGTGCGTCATAAACAAAATTCTGTCTGTCCTTATATGCTCCTACCTGATTCCCTGTGTCCGTCTGGCAGGCTGCATAGAGATTATCGAGCGTATATGGCTTCTGGGTCTTTGCCAGAATCCGTGTTACCGCCCCCTGCCCGCCTTGATGCCTAAAGTTCACGCACATGGCTTGCGCTCTAACGTCCGTAACGCCCTGTTTAATGGCTTCGCCTGCATAGGTGGCTAATTGTTCATCCATAAGGCTATCTTGGCATTTAATGCCAAAATCGGATGAAATAAGGGCAACTATGGTATCAGCAAGCTGTGACACTCTGGAAATATTGAAACATTCCCAGTTTGCAGTCTGAACTTGTTCCAAAAGTCTGACTTCGTCTATCTTCTCCCACTGTTCCGGGTCGGCATCGTAAATTCGTTCCAAAAGTGCCTTGGCTTCGGTTCCGTACCACGCTCCTGCACCGATTGTAATTGCGTGTTCATCTGAGTTATTCGTATAGGCTTCCGTGAAGTCCGAATAATCCTGTTGTCCGTAAACCTGTCCGCCAGTTTCGACCGCATAAATAATCTTCCTGAGAACTGTTTTCTGTTCGTTTGTCATATCGCGTTGCTCCTTTCTGTTAAATATGCCTTGTAAGCTCCGTATTTGCCACTAAAATCAATTTTTATATGTTATTCTAGGATTTTATCGAATCGCACATAAAATCGCTATATGAGTCAAATACAAGGTTGCTAATAAAAATGGTTTGCCTTGGGCTGAAACGAGTTAAGAATGTCAGGGTCGAATAGTGCTTATTCGACGATTAATATATATCTCGTATATATATTAATTATATTCTTATTCTATTTCTTATTCTTATTCTATCGCGTTACATTGCGTTACTGGTAACGTTATTGTAACGTTACATTGAGATGTTATGTAAACGAAAATCGCTTGTTGACAGAATATTTATTTCTGGATTTTATTATTTTCTCAGATAGTTGATTTATTCTGAAAACTAACAAAATTTACGTTTACAAATTATTCATTTTTTATTTTCAATATAGTTACATTTTAGTACGTTCGGGACTGAGATTTTGAGGCTATTTCGGTGAATAAGGACTTATTTTGATTTTAAAGAAAAATGCGCTCTTATTTGCGATTCTGTGGTTCTTATTTGCAAAAATTAACATTAAAATAAGCAAAAAGAGCCGATGGATTGAGTCCATTTTGGCTTGACTCGTTCCGCTCGGCTCTGGATTCTTTTAAGAATCAGATGCAAATTTTTACGGTTTTATTATAGCATATTTGGGGCGATTTTACAATGGAATTTAGTGCTTTTAAGAACGCAAATATTCTTTCATGGCAGTAAGATTTTCCGCTAAATATGCTCCGTTTGTAACACCTGTTTCTTTTGCTCGTTGCGCCCATTCATCACCGTATATAGGTCCCCATGAACCATGCCCATCATCCCATGTCATCCAATCATATATTCCATCAATAGAATATATATTGTCACTGTCTATTATCAATGTGTTCTTATTTTGCTGGCTGACAGGTAATGGTGAATCCTGTATGTTAATTTGCGAACTATGCACATATTGTCCTTTGTAGGCATGATATTCAGCTATATATAAACGTTTATTAGGGTCTACTTCTTTCACTTTGCATCCCACGTTGAAAAGCCTATAATAAACAGACTTTCCACTAGAATCTGTTTTCTTTTTATCATAATAAGTGAACGCAACTTTTTCTATTTCGTCAGGTTTATAATATTGCAAAGTGATATTGTCTTCCATATACGGAAAATAAAATCCTACTTCGTCGTACTTAAAATATGGGTTAGAACCAGTGCTTAACCCTGATGTATGGTCATACGCAAGTTTCATATATAGGCTTTTGTCAAAAAGCCCTTTCTTTACTTTTTTCCACAATAGTGTATCGCCACCATATATAGCATTTGTGTCAGTGCCTGAAATAGGGAAATCTGTAATCTCCTGCCCGTTTGCAAATGCCCGATATTTCATTCAATCAGTCCTCCTCGTAAGTGAAATACAACGTATCTGCTCGGTCAGTTCCTGCGGCTACAAGAGCGTCGTAATCAGCTTTCTTGATTCGCTTTATGCACCTTAATTGTGCCTTTTTTAATTGCCCGGAAGTACTACCAGAATTGCCAGAACCGTCCGTAAAATCATCAATCATTGCCGGTGAAAATTCAGAATCCGAACCGTCCGTAAATTCTGCATAACTGATTGTCGGCATTTCTGATCGGGTGCGGTTGACAGTTGCGGATATCTCAGGCGTGTCTTTTCCAAGTTGTCGGCTATTGCTGTTGAACGGTGCATTATTGGCAGAATAGGTGTCAATCATGTCTGTAGCGCCGATTTTGAGTGTCCTGCTCATGATGTATGAATGAACGTACCATTGCAGTTCTGTAGGCTCCTGATCGTCGTGCTGAATCTGCTTCTTATAGTAGAGTTCGACTGCCTGTCCAACCATGTTCAGTGGGTTTCCCTGAACATCGGCGGTATATCCCTGCGCACGGTAATATTTCCGTAAATCTTGATTTACGAATACGCCATAGCAGATTTTCATAATCGGTTCAGCCCTTGAAATACCGCCATATTCATCTGCATCCCAAACGTAATTTAACCAGTCTTCATTTCCTACAAAGAAGCTGTTTCTGTTGTAATAGACATTATTGTCATATGCTTCCTGTGCTGTGTAATCGCCCTGCGTAAATCCAAAAGCTCTATTCGGGTCGGGGTCACAAAATATAACATTTGGGAACCAGATTCTGCCCTCTTTTGCGTTAAAACTTTTGAACGTATCAAGATGTATTTCTTCGTTGTTATAATATTTATAAATGTTCTGATTATCGGTAGTCTGCCCGTATCTGTAACTGTTCTGGCGAAGTTTCAGATACTCAAACTTGCCGTCCCTGTTCATCCATCCAAAACGGTCATTCTGCAAGCATAAATCTTTCAGAATATTTACTACGTTCATCTCGCTTGAGTTATTCGTATCAGGCACATAAGTGTCATCCCAATGCAGCTTTGTACTGACCTGTTCGAGCCCTAAAAACTCAAATAATTTATCTCTAAATTGCTTTTGAGTAAGCTTTTTCTTCTTATCAGTCGTCTGGTTTTTATACCATCGAGCAATGTCAGTATTTCGTAATTTATACAGATAATCGTATGCGATAAAATTACGTGTCAGGGAATTTGCTTTCCGCTCCGCACTGTCGATTTCGCCTGTGAAGATTTTGACTTTTGTTCCTTTTCTCTCGATGTAAACTTCGATTTTCCCAGACGGATAAAACTCTTCCGAAGTGCCATTGAACTGATCGTGGTGAGCCTGAAACGTTATCTGATTGCAGACACAACCGCCGAAAATGAAATAGCTTTCAGAGCAAATAGACTCCTGCAAAGTGAGTGTATTCTGGTCGATATTTTCATTTGTAAGGTCGGCAAATTCGCCATTAATCCAGTGTACCGTTACTTTTATTGGCTCGGTTTTCTCCTCTTCAACATCACCAGAGCCGTCGCTTGAACTATCATCAAATGGGTTCTTTCCATCGTTTGTGACTTTGATTTGAAAGCTATCAGAGCCGATAAATTTAGAAACTCCATTAGCTGTCACATTATAAGAAACAGTGATGGTTTTAGAACCTGAGGTGGAGCTATCGAAACCAGAAATGTCATAATCTGTGATTTCTTTCTCAGTTCCATCCTGTCTTACTGCCGCTACAGTTAACCCGGTTGGGTCGAACGATTCTCCGATTTTATAGTAAACCTTAGACGGAAAACTTGTGATTCGGATTCCTGAGAGGTCGTATACAGTCACTGTGAAAGTGGCGGTATGGGTTTTATAGGTTACTGTGATTGTCTTTTCGCCAACAGAAGAACTATCAAATCCAGATACTTCAAATCCAGTTGTTTTTGCTTCTGATGTTCCGTCAGTGTATTTAACAAGGATTGACAATCCAGTTGTGTCGAATACATCTCCTTTTTGATATTCGACTTTAGTAGGCATGGTTTTTACTTCGATTCCAGAAATGTCTACTACAAGAATATTGAAATCTACGGTCTTTTCATCGAATGTAACCGTTACAGTTTTATTTCCGTATACTGACATATCCGGGCTTGATAAGGTATATCCTGTTACTTGTTCTGACGTATTATCGTTGTAGTATGCAGTAATTACAAGTCCTGCGCTGTCAAAAGTTTCGCCTACGAAATATCTGGCTTTGGTTGGCATATGAGTAACTTCAAGTCTGGTTGCCCGAATTAACCATGTGATTGTGCCAGATGCTCCCCACGGTGAACCAGAGATTTCATTTGTTTTTTTGTTCAGTGTGATATTTGTTGTAACAGGCGTGTTAAAAGCATTTTCCCAAATGACCGTAACGCTTGCAGGAATAGACACGTTTGTAAGTTGTGTTCCGCGAAACGCCTGAATGCCAATAGTTTGAACGCCGTCAGGAATTACCAGATTTTTAAGTGAAGTATTGTAAAACGCATTATCTCCAATGTTTATAACACTTGCAGGAATAGTAATTTCCGTGATTTTCCCACAGTTCGCAAAACACGATGTTGGTATTACTGTTATTCCGTCTTCAATGGTAACTGTTTTTAAAGTACTAGAACATGGTGTAAAATGTGATGTTCCGGTAAATTTAACCGTGCTTTTTAGCGTAAGATTTTCGAGCGCAGAAAGCAATTTCGTTCCATTTGTTCCGTCAATGGTTCCGCCGCGAATTATCAAATTCTTGCAATTTGGAATAAAAATACCGGATGAATTGAATATGGAATCTGCATTTCCGATTTCAACATTATCTATTGTCGCCCCTGAAAAAGCACCGGATGATAACGAAGTCAACGACGTTGGAAAAACAATGTTTTTTAATTTTGGACACTCATCGAATGTGCCGCCCTCAATTGTTTGTAAACCATCATGAAAAAGTAGTTCTGTTAGATTAGGACAAGAGCGAAACACACCTCCTAGAATCGTTTTAAGCGATGATGGAAATTCAAGTTTAGTTCCTAAAAAAATTGAAAAATTTCCACGTTCGATTTCTGCGATCGTGTTTGAAAAAACAATGCTTTCCAATTTTTTGAATGAGGAACTAAATCCGCTCCTAATGCCAGTGATTCCGTCTCCAAAAACCATTTTTGTGCATCTTTTATATAAGCTGTCAGGAATAGAAATGTCGGATTTCTCTAAACTATCAGATAAACTATATGTGAATTTTCCAGTTCCAGATATGGTTAAAGTATTTGCATCAATGTCGAATTCGGCTGTCACATCTTCGTAATTCGGAGAACCGATATGTATCAAAAGAGAACTGTATACTGTGACATTTGACGTAATTGCCACGCCAAAATATTCTACATTAATAGGAATTACACCGGCTTCCAAAAGCGCCTTATTTTCAATTGTGTATCCGCTTGTCACTTCCTCTGAGCCGTCTGAGTATTCTACAGTTATATAAGATACCTTAAGATCTAATGCATCACCGACAAAATAATATTTGCCTTGACAAAATATGTCCGAGATTCTTTCTGGTTGCATAATAGTAACTTCAAATGTACAAGTGAAATTTCCGTAATGAACTGTAATTTCACATTGCTTTGGAGAACTACTATCAAAACCAGAATATGTACAATCTTTTGTGACATCTATAGTATTTCCATCACTTGCCGTCGCAGTAACCACAATGCCTGTAGAATCAAATTCTTTTCCTATGTGATAATTTACCTTGCTTGGCATAGTCGTTACTGATATGGCGGTAATAGAAACTTCTGAGACGGAAATCTCAAATGTTGTGGTCTTGCCAAATGCAGTAACGGTTATAACTTTTGTTCCTGCGGAACTGCTGTCGAATCCAGATACTTCAAATCCAGTTGTTATTGTTCCTGATGTGCCGTCAGTGTATGTTTGAGACACCACAAGACCCGTGGCGTCAAATAATTCGCCCTGATAGTATGTGGTCTTATCTGGCATTTTTGACACAGTAATTCCAGTAACATATTTGTCAACAAACTTCTCATAGCTGACTTTCTGTGATACACCTGCGTTCTTTACCAGAATCGAAACCGGAACCGTAGAAGATACGGAAAGAGTTAGGTTTGTTGTGGTTTTACCGTCAGTGATTGATGATGTGCCAGTGTATGAACTGCTTGTAGGTCTCTGGACAACATTGATAAATAATGTCTGCCCTTCTATCAAGAATACTTCGTATTTCAGCGCATATGATGAAGATGTGCTTGAATAATACACATATCCTTCTACTCTGATTTTGAGGAATCTTTTTCCCGACGTAAGCGTTCCTTCCTGTCGGTAAATATAATAAACCGCGCCATCCCTGCGCCAGATTTTGAGTTGTTCGGCGTTTTGCCCGAATCCGATAAAATTGTTACCAGAAACATATATAGTACTGGCAGTCTTTCCTGCATAGGTAAACCAGTCAACGCCCGTGACACTAACTACATCATCGTCGTGCTTCTTGTTGTTAACAATAGCAGTCATCCCGGTTGTCGTATTCAATAAACTGTCAAAAGATACTGTGTCTGCCATAATCATCCTCCCGTCTATAAAATAAAAGAGCACATGAGCTGTGACACCCATGTGCCCTGGTTGTTAGTATTCGATTAGTGCAATTCTGATTTTATTGTACAAAATGTTATTTCCTACAACTCTGATAGGTTTATACTCAATATCGGGCATATAAAAAACACCTGTTTTGTAGGCGTTTTCTTCATCGTCCCAGTATGTAACTTTGTATTTCCGCTGTGCCTTATTGACTAAGCCTGATTTAAAAACAGACTGCATTTCAATTTTGTCCGGCAGCCACATCGGCCTTGTGTTGAAGTCTATTTTAGTCTTGAAATTTGGGCTTGTGTCCCTATGTAAGAGATTATTCAAGTCCCTGTATGCTTCTATCTCTGTTCTCTGATTCGGAGTTGCGGAATAATCATCGTAGGCTAAGAATTTGTTCGGGAGAACGCTTCCCCCGAACTTTAAAAAATAACCTTGGAAACTGCTTCCTGTAATAAAGTCACTCATTCTATCACCTACCCTTCAAACAGTCCGTAGCCATTACGATTTCTGAACTGCTGATTTTCTTCTTTCAGATACCCAATCAGATGCCCGTCTGCATATATTGCCATACCGTTCAGAGCGTTTTTGACCGCCTGCCCGATCATCTGATTATTGTCAAACGTGTTACTGCTGATTGCCATGATTTCTTTTCGAATATCATCCACAAAATCATCTGTATCAACTGACATTCTGCTCTTTATTTCCTGATAGGATGCACTCTTTGTGATAATGTCTGCGGTTGGTGTATTAATTTTTTGCACTTCGGCGCTTATATCATTGATGGTGGATTCAACTTTCGGAAGCATATTCTGCATACCGAGTTGGAATCCCTCAACGGTAAATCCACCGAGTTCCATCATTACCTGCGACGGGCTATGAATCTTAAGAACTTTGCGGAACGTATTTGATATATTTTGTGCGATTTTTTGCACATTTGCATAAAGCTGTTGTGCCGCGCCTACAATTCCATTATTTAAGCCAATAATAGAGTTCCAACCGATATTATACAGGTTTCCAATGGAATTGCTGATTCTGCTTCGGATTCTTCCGAACCATGTGAACGACGCAGAAAAGCCCGGCTCTAATCCGTTTCGGAATCCTTGACCGCAGTACTCTGCAAGCTGCTTGAACCATCTGGACGGAGAATGGGAGTCTACTGCTTCCTGTGCAGGGGCTTTTACGCTGTTATTCATTAGATCAAGAATCGAAGTCTTTGTGCTTTCTTTCTTCCCGTTAATTCCAGTCTGTAATCCCTCTGCAATGTTGCTTCCAAGGGTTTTGCCGCTTGATTTCGCAGTTTCTTCTGCACCTTTCGCAGATGATTGAATTGTTGAGTTAAGCTTTTCAGTGACTTTACTGCCGTTTTGCTCAATCCCACTACCTACGGCAAGAATCTGATTCTTTCCGAGTTCTGTGACTAATTCAAAACCAGAATTGTTATCCAGAACGCCGTTGATTGCCCCCTGTAAAGTTGAATCCATTGTACTTTGTAGAGTGCTTTCATAATCAGAAATACCTTTTCCAAACTGCACCATCTGTCCGTTTGCTAAAGTATAGTAGCCGTTATCATCCGGTTCTAATCCCTTTGAAATTTCCTGATAAATCTGTAATGCTTTTTCTCCGAGAATCTGTTTTCCATTTTCCCAGATGCCGCCCATCTCATCAATTGCGTTTGCCGTATCTGTTACCAGAGTTGCAAAGTCAACGGTCTGGATAAGTGTCTGGAATCCTGTAAGCTGTTCTGAAATGTCCTCAAATGAAACATTGTTAATCCGATCAGCCATATTTGAAAACTGATTAGAGGATGTTTCCGCTGTATCTCCAAGGTCTTTGACTGGTTTGTTTACTCCTGATATCGCATTCTCGAAGTCCTCTGATGAAACCCCAAGATTATTAAGTTTAAGTTCGAGTTCAAATAACGCCTGTTCTGTGCTATATCCGTTATCTTTCAATTCGGAAAGGAATGTTAATAAAGGATATGCTTGTTCGCCTGAAAGCTGACTTGCGCGAACCAGACTAAGAATGGCATCTTCATACTCCTGAAATACCTTTAAATCATCCTCTGTAAGCTTATCTCCGACTCCGAATATATCTTTCATCCATTCGTTGATAGCACCGGTAAAATCTCCTTTTTGATATCCAAATACGTTATCTTTCAAAAACTCTCCAAAAGTTTTATCTTCACCACCGAATAGATTAACACTTATCCATTTTCCGAGATTGAATCCTGCTATTGCGGTTCCTAAGACAACCATGCTGTCTGCGAATCCCGCTACAAGTGTAGAACCTAGTCCAGAGCCAAAGAATGTCTGCAATGCACCACCGGCTGTGGAAAGAACCGTTCCTAACCCACCGAAGATTGTTCTGAGTGCGCTGATAGAACTGACTACATTGTATATATTTCGGGCAAACTTAATGCTTCCCCTTATAATAAAAAACCGTGCCAGAGCTTCGCCCAGAGCTTCTATCTGTTTATCGTCAAGCTTTCCTAAGGCTTTTGCGAAAGCATCTAAGACGCTTACTAATGTATTAATCAGTGGGGCACCGATATCATTCAGCATTATATCGAAAAAGCTGATAAATCCATCTGCGAATCCTTCAGCAAATGGCTGGAATACATCCCATACATCGCCGATTGTTTTTATTAACGAATCCCAATCAATGTTTTTGATGAAATTCACAATTACGTCTTTAAGATTCCCGATTCTTGTCCATAACCCGTCCCAATCAACATCAATTACTCCAAATTTATCAAGCGCAGCAACGGTAAGGCCTAACCCTGCCGCTATCGAAGCATATGGATGCGTTGCTAACATGGTGATTCCTTTGCCTATCACTCCATCTTTGCCGAAAATACTTCCGAACCATGTAAGTCCTTTAAATGCTACAAAAGCTGTCAGGAGCTGTCCGAGGAAATATCCGATAGACTGTGCCTGCTTCGGTGAGAATGCTGCGATAAACTCTTTGAATCTGTCAATCAGATCAGGAAGTTTATTAACTCCATCTGCCGCCTTGTCAAAGAAATCATCAAAGAAATCAAGTAATCCTGTTCCGACATTCTCAGCAAATGGCTCTAACACATCCCATAACTGCACAAGAGAAGTGTTAATCTTATCCCAGTTGATTTTCATGAGAAAATCATTAAAAGCATTGATTAGTCGTGGTAACCCCTTTTCCCCAAGCGTCCACTTTCCAAGCGGAACTAAAAAATGATTCCAGAAATCTTTTAATGCTGTCCATGTGAAATCTCTGAGTTGTTTCAATCCATTGTCCCAGAGATTTTTCAGTGCTTTTGTGGTAGGTTCTGCGGCTTTTGCAAGTTTCTTAAATGTGTCTGTAACTTTATTTGCGAATGCCATGGCCTTATTTTCCATGGAATTGTAGGCGGTATCCCATTTCTTCTGGTATTCGTTCAAAAGTTTATCCAGTGCATCATTGAGGATTCCTGCGTCAATTGCAGATGTGTCAATTTTTGGCGTTTTAATTTTAGAATTTGCAAGGTCAGACAGAGAACTATCGTCTTTGCTCATAATTTCAAGTTCATCATAGGATGCGAGGAACTGTTTTAATTTTTTTGCGCTCTTAGTCGCATCTTTCAGATTGTTATTTGTATCTTTTGTGGCATCATCTACGTCCGAAATTCCAGAATCATCTATGGAATCAAGTGCATTCGAGAGATTTTCACTTCCACCACCGATAGAACCGAACATTTTTCCGATTTTGGTATCAACTCCAAGAAGCGAACCAATGTATGTCAAAAGTCTCTGGAATGCGATCACAAGACCATTGATGTATGGAAGCACTGCCGCAACTACAGGCATAAAGATGTTACCTAATGCTCTGGCACAGGATACTAAGTTTGCACGAAGTATACGTAACTGGTTGGCTGGCATATTTCACATTGTTACCGTAAAGGTTTTTTATCCCTTACTTCTTACGGTTTCCCGTAAGGTCGGCGTACATTTTCAACCATAAAAATAAGACGTATTTCTACGCCCTATGGTTGTCGAGCACTCTTGGGAGAATTATATTTATTCATCTCCTACGCTCTACGGTGCTGCATAACCTTTCGAAATCTATGCAGTTACCTCGGTATTGCCTTGTTGAGTTCTCATATAATCGTCATATTTTCTCCAATAAAATCCTCTGCATCTTTTGTTTAGCTTTAAAGCTTTATGTATCTGCTTATGAACCTTTGTAGGCTCTCCAAGATATCTCGCAGCTTCGGAACAATTTGGAAAGTGATTTATAATTTCCCATTCAAAATTATCAATGCCATATTTTTTTAACGCTCGGTGAAAAGGAATGTCATTGTCAATATCATAGATATGTTCTTTCTTTCTCTTCTCAAAATTATAAGTTTTTCCTACATATATTTTTCCATTTATTTTATTGGTAGCCTTATAGACTATATATTCTTTGTTAATAGTACCACCCCACATTCTTTAGGAATATGGGAACTCAATTTAGGTTTCACCGATTTTGCTCGATTTTCACTAATATATTGCTATATTAGGCGACAAGTGATAGCTCGCAGCCATCGTTTATCGTATTTGCCATATCCGCCCATGCGTACCGGGTGGAATCCAGTATTACTATCGTTCTCAGCATTGCCTTACTTGCCTGGTCCATATTAGAAACAGACGTTTGTATACCAAGATTTGCCGCATATTGCTGTAAGTTTGCCACACGAATGTTTGCACCATATTTGTCTACAGCACGGCTCATACCTACTAATCCAGAGGATAAGTTCTCATAAACTGTGCTAAAATCAAGATTCTTAACAGATGCAAGGTCAGCACCGATCATAGTCAGTGCATTCGACAGTTTTAATGCCTGTTCAGAAGTTGTTCCCATGGAGGACGACAACTGTGCAAACTGGCCTTGATAATTCAAGAGCATGGACGGGTCCATACCGAGTGATTTACCTGATTTATTTGCGGTCAAAATCGCATTATCGGAAACATCGAACCTAGACATTTTGGATGTAAGTTCTCTAGCTCTATTACTAAATGAATTTGCATAAGCTTCCGCAGAATCATAGCCTGCCTCTGACCAAGTTTCTCCTGCTTTATCTGCTACCTGACGAAACGCCGCTTGAAAGTAGTTGTAATCTTCGAGAAAATTCATGGAACTTTCAATTGCGCTTCCAAATTTTCCAACAACAAATTTCAACGTCCAGAATTTTGCCACCAGAGACATGATGCTAGGCAAACTTTTCTTCGCCTTACTTCCTACACTTCCAACGGCGTTGGCAAGTTTTCTGACCTTTCCTGTCGAAGCGGCTGCGCCCTGCCCCAATCCTGAAAATGCACTTGCAGTAGCCCTTGCCGCTCTACCGGCATTCGCCCCAGAATTTGCCAACTGAGCAATAGCCTGAGTCATTTGAATTGTACTGTTACTAATTCTAGGAGCGGTACTCATCGTCTGGAAGAATGATTTTAAGCTATTTGCCAGATCATTAAGCTGAGTTGCTGTCTTTCCAGTTTTATCTCCTGCATTTGCCAACTGAGATATTGACTGAACAAATGTATTAATTGGCTGAGAAATATTGCCTATTCCAGAAAATGAAACTACGATTTTTCTAAGTTCTTCACCAAGATTTGGAAGTTTTGATGTAACTGCATCAATAGAGCTGCCTGCATTCGCCAGTCTTGCCAGTGAAGAAATAAACCGGTTCACGTTGTTTGATACGTCTGGAATACTGCCAAGCGTGGATAGCTCAGAAATCATGCCCTGAATCTTTCCAGACACATCACCTGTGGAATTTAATGTTTCGTTCAATCTGCGGATTGCATTTACGAATGAGTTTAATCCGTTGTTTCTCAAGTTCAGGCTACCGAGTGCACTCATGGACTGCGTAAACTGTTGCAATTGACTGTTTATCGTTGATAAATCAAGCCTGTCTAATTTAAGCGCTTGAACAGCAGAATTGACCGTGCCTACGGAAGCTGAAAAGTCTCTAAGATGCTTGATACTCTCAGACATACGGCTACTCAGACGATTCAGTTTATTGCATAAATCATCAATGGATTTACTTGCATTTGATACGTTACTGCTGACCTCTATCGCAAGGCTGTCTATTGTGTTGTCAGGCATATAAGCACCTCCTTTATTTCAAAAAAATAAAGAGCAAGCAAGACTACTATTCATCCTGCTTGCCCTTTTCATTACCTATTTCAGATATATTTGCATTTGCCTGCCTGATAAGAAGTTCGTAGTAACGTTCTTCTTGTCTTAGTTCTGCTTCTGATTTCTTCGGCATATCTGGATTGCGTTCAACCCAATTATTTTGTTTTTCCTGCGTAATTGGTTTACTTGGATAACTAGCCTTTCTCGGAAATAGCACACACGAAATACTTGCTTTCATATACAATCCGGTCAGCCACGACTGATAGTCCATGTTTATTAACTGCGACTGAATTTCTTCGTTCTTTAAGATTCCATATTGTTCTATACGGATTCTTAGGTCTTTCAGGGTACTTCTGAGAAATTCTTTTCTTGACATCCCAATACGCACAGCCATTGGGTATAATTCATCCCAGATTATTTCGCTGTAGCTTTTTTCAGATGATCTGTCGGTTTCTTCGGCGCTTTCTTCGCTTTCACAGAGTCCATTGCCGCATTCATGTTGTCCATGAACGTTTCCAGACCGGTTAATTTGAAAAAACCATCTTCCTCCATCTGTTCAATGCACATAGAAAACAGACCGTAGAAGTTTCCCTGCTCATCATCTTTACGTTCAGTCATATACTGTGTTGCAAGTTTTTTGGCGGTATCTAAATCCGGGACAGTGCCATCACCGTCAGAATGGTTGCCGTGATATTGAAGTAATCCGGCATAGAACGCATTGAGTGCAACATTTGGAATACTACTCATTCCAGAAACCATTTCCTTAAGACTCCTGTCCGTTCCACCACTTGTGGAAACCAGCATATTCATTACGGATTTCACACAATCATCAAACAGTGATGCTTCAATTCCATATTCAAGCTTGTAGTCTTTGCCGCCGATTTTTAAAACTTTATACATATTATTTGTCCTCCCAAATATGTTTACATGCCGCTGTCAGTTGGAACTACCGCTTCACTCGGTCCGACGTACTCATTGATAGTAAGAGACATTTCAACAGTTAACAGGCCGTTCTGATCTCTTGCCGGTTTAGGAATGATTGTCGGCGGCTCGATTTTTGTGAAGAATGCTTTCTTAAGAGACGGGAAGTATTCTTCATACCACATAGATTTTCCATCTGTTTTTCCTGTTTTATATTCGCTGATTAAGGTTTCCCATTCAGTGATAGTTTCATCGGTTACATTCACAGTTACGTTGAATGTACCACCTGTAGAACCACGTCCTGCAATAGTTCTTTCGACTTCATCTTCAAGTGCGGAAGCATCGATTGTTTCTACGTCAATTTTGATTTCATCAGAAGCATTGATTCTGTGAAGAAGTTTAAATGTTGTCGGTTTAGTACCTGCTGTTGTTTCAACTGCATATCCAGTAAGCGAACCAACGGTACTTACGCCTGCTATATTTCCTTTTTCTGCCATATTCGGCTCCTTTCTGCTTTTTCAGCTATAAAATCACATTAAAAAAGAGCCTTGTCGGCTCTGACACGTAACCCTGTGCCCGGGAGATAAAAGGATCACCGTCCTTTCTATTCATCTGTGCCCGTTTTCAGTTCTGGAAGCCCTGCTACAGATGTAAGCAAGGATAAAACACCGGAAAGAACGGACGCGGATACAACCATCTTCCAGTCAACGCTTCCAAGGACTGTTGCGGTTCCGATTGTCGCAACTGCTGTCTGAGCAATTGTCTTAACAGCTCTGATTCCTGCAGCTTTCAGCCATTGTAATTTATCTTTACTCATAGGACACTCTCCTTTCTTTTTGGTATAAAAAATAGAAGCTGTTACACTTCCAATAATTGCCCGGTGTAAATTCTGCTGTACCGGCTTATGATTCGTTTGAAACTCTTTTCGGAGTTTGCAACTTCTTCTGGCCCGTATGTCCGGCGAAACCCCATTGAAACCATAGCCTGATGACTTTTGCTGTCGATTTCGTATGCAGTCGATAAAGCCTTTGTCCCAGATGCGTAACTTTCCGTTTGAAATGAAAGAACTGTTGCGCATTCGTGACCTTCAAGGCTTGTTGACTGCGTAGGGTTTCCCATCATGAATAATCTGGCGTATTTCGTTTTACCAGATGCTATTGTCTGGCTTTTCTCCATGGAAAAATTGCCTTTTCCGACTGTTGGTTGAATATCTTTACTCCACCTAGAAAATACTTCTGATACTGGGTTGTTAATCGTGTCTGGCATTTTATATCACCCCGCCTGTTCTAACATATTCTGAGACTGGTCTTAAGGAAATCTCTTATTTGAGAATATCCCCATCCGCAGTCAATCAAACCACTAACAAGCATTTCCTTTGACTGGACAGCTTTTAGCTCTTCTTCTGTCAAGAAATCTCTCAGATTATCTTTTGTAGACAGTCCCTTTTCCTCTCGAAGCTGTTTTGCGGTTATTCCAAATAAAGTTCGGTACACCATATCCGTATACGTTGAATACGCATGACCATGCATTCTCTCGTTTTCCTGTGATTCTTTAAGCGCATTGGTCAATGCCTGTCTTACTGCAATGCCTTTGTCTCGTTCTCTGATTTTTCCCAAAAGAACTTTTTCCATTGCATTGAATTGGCGAATGTATCCTTCTTTGAACTTCATGGCTTTTTCGCCAGTGTATCCCATAACAAGAAGCGTAAATCCATCTCTCGTCATGCAGTACATAGGTTGTTTTTTATTCTGGATGCTTGTGTATGAGGAAAGCACGAAATTGTGCTGTCCGAATTCTTCACTGCATCCTAAATTTCTAATGTCCTGCAATACTCTTTTATGTTCTTTTTCAAAAGTTTCTGCGACATCTAGGCTTGTGACAATGCTCGTTTCTACTTTTTTGATAATCATTGTTTCTACTAACATGCTTACATTCTCCTTTTCTATGTTTTTTTGCATGAAAAAAGCACCCACCACTCAGGTAGATGCTTTTATATGTTATAGTATATCAAAGACAGAGGTATTATTCAGTATTATCAGGTATTAACTTTCATGATGCAAACACTTCTTTTGCAATTTTTCTAATACTCTGCATGATTTCTACGCTTGCCTTATAAACTGGCATGGTGGCTTCAGTACCGTAAGAACGTACCCATTCGCCAGAATCGGAATAATAAACCCACGATTCATTCTTTCCATTCCCTTGTCCGTATGAACCGATTGTGTAACCAAAATCTTGCCCCTTAGGATGCGGGCTGGTTCCCGCCGGAGTGTTGTAGTGAATGCCCGACCCGAACTCAATGAATAAAAGGTCAGAGCCTTCACACACAAGCGTCGCCTGAGAATAATCGCCAAAGTTATTGATTCTGATATAGGTGTTATGGTTTTTATCAGAATCGCCTTGTGCCAATGCTATGTTTTCATCTATGACCGGGATTCCAAGTTCTGCCAGCCTGCGGACAAACTCTTCATTCTTGCTTGCAAGTGACTTCTGATACGCTCTGAGCTGCTTTATTGTGTCCTGTATAGATTTATGCGACAATTCCATTTTGATAGTCTTATTCGCCATCTGAGCCATCTCCTGTGTACTTAATACCGTATCGTGTCACATTGCCTTTCTGGGTATCAAGAATCTTTTTTAGGCGGTAATCTGGTGGGACTGCAGGCTCTCCATCTTCACCTAAAACAAGTTCTCCTGCGTCGGTCAGTTCTGGTTTGCGGTCAATCCAGAATACATCGGCAGTCTGTGGCTTGAAGTTGCGGTCGAAGTTTGTGATATACCTGTCATAATCCGGGATATAACCGGCGGATAATTCCTCTGGCGTTCCGGCAGTCGCAGATACGGAGAGGTGATGTAATTCTGGCTTTTGGTACGTTTTGATTGTGTCTATCCCGTCAAGTCCTTCAGTCACCCTTGACCAATACACTGTCTGCTTTTGACGTTTCAATCCTCTCATAACGTTTTCTCCCTTCAAAAAGAGTCTTTTTATTTATATTGCGTATTTCATATGAGACACTTTTACATCTTCATCAGATACCTTTGCATAGATCATTGTCGTGTTAATGTTGACATGTCCAAGAATCTTCTGTACCTCAGTAATCGGCGTACCTCTTTGAAGCATAAGAGTCGCAAGAGTATGTCTAAATAGATGCGGTGTTAGAGGTCTATCCAGTTCTGATCGCTCACCGATTATTCGTACAATTCTTTCAATTGCTTCTTTCTTGAGTACTTTATGTGGCTTTCTTTCGCTTACAAAAAGATATTCCAACTCATCATCTCTAATTGCGAAGTATTGTTTTAAAAGTAATTTACAACGAGCATTTAGGTACGTTGTTCTATGCTTATTACCTTTCCCCAAAACAACTACTTCACCTTTGTAAAAGTCTATATCTGCTTTCTTTACACCACACACTTCTGTAACCCTGGCTCCGGTACTATACAGAAATTCAACCAGTGCTTTTTCGCGTACGGTTTCGCACGCTTGCCTGATTCTTTCCAACTCCATATCTGTCAGAGGTTGCTTTTCGATACGCTCATATTTGATGTTTTTGATAACTCTGCATGGGTTCTTGCCTATATATCCCTCGTTTGCAGCCCACTCGAAGAAAGCGTGTATGGCAGTTCTTCTGCTATCAAGTGTTCGATTACTCAATCCTCTGCTTTCCTGAGCGTTATACAGATATACACGAATATCATTCGCAGTAATGTCCTCAGCTTTTTTATTGACTGTGAAAAAGAAATCATCCAGGTAAAGATTGTAGAGTTCGAGCGTCTTTTTACTCAAACCCTCGATCTTTCTACTTACAATGTAAGTTTTGTAGAAATCTGGCAAATATCCAGTATACTTTACAACTGCTGTTATTCTTTTGTTAATTCGGTCTATGGTTCTCGGACTATACCCCATAAGTTCAGATGCTTCCCATAGTGTCTTTTCGCCATAGACCCGTAATCGAAACAGTTTTTCTTCTCTGGAATCAAAGCCTGCTTCTTTTAAATAAAATTTTCTTTCATCTTCTGAAAAGTCTGTATAATTCATATTTCCACCGTCCTCCCTTACAAGTGGAATCAAACTGGAAGAATACCGCTTAACATAAAACCGATAACTGCGCTGACAATCGCTGTAATAACGCATACAATGATTGTATCGTAACGCTTTCCCGGGACTGCCATGAGAGTCTTTATATTGTTATTCATCTCATCCACAGTTGACTTGATATGGTTCAAGTCATTCTCACTTAATGCTGTCTTTCTTTCCAGTTCTCCGATACGCTCATAAAACTCTTTACTACGATCAGATTGCTTCTCTTGCATCAGCTGAAAATTCTTTTCCAGTTCTTCTATGCGGTGTTCATTAAAACATTCATGTTCACATCCCATCGCCAGTTCCTTTCTTCACTCCCTTAACATTTGCTTTTCCCTACTGAATATAAGCAACCCAGCGGCACTCCGGGAGGACAAAAATACCGTGCCACGTGACCCAACCATCTTAGTTAAATTAAACTTCCTGCAAATGGAAAAACGCCATGATTAATATATATTTCTGTTTCGGATTCCCAGTTTCGACTTACTGAATTTTCAGAGTGCGATTCTTGGAACTCGGCTCCCTGCTTCACGAGGAAATAGAGAGCCAAATCAAATATGCAATCATAACAGTATTCCATATCGGTATTGATTTTTTCCTCTGTATATCCAGACGGATAGTTGCGTTTCTTTTTGAACGAACGAATTGCACGCTTCACAGACAAAGAAATCATGCCGTCAGTTTCCGCATCATCGGATAGATACTCTTTCAGATCATTCACAAGCTGTTCGTTCATTCAAGATCACCTACCCTTGCTGAGATAAAATTTCTGAGATAATACCAGCCTTATTTGTCGATGTCAGGGCATAGCCATTGTCACTTGCGAGCTGTTTCAGTTGAACCACTGTCATGCTTGACAGCTCGTTTTCTGTATACTTGTGTTTAACACTTGCTACAGATGGTGACTGGCTGTTCTCGTCGAGACTATGCCCGTTTATTCCCCCGCTTTGGTACCGATTACGATACCGCCATTAGCTTTTGCTGCTACTGGAACAAACATACCTGATGCTTTAGTCCAAACTGCAACTGGGTCTTGTGTAGCCCACATGGACAGTGTTACAAAGGAACGATTTTCTTCCTGAATAAACTGTCTGTATTCAAGTTCCTCTGGTGTTACGCCCCAGAGCCCAGTACCAAATGAACCGTTCGGCTCTGCTTCATACAAAGTGAATACATCCTCTTTGAAGTATCTTCCTGTTTTGAGTGAACCATCTGCTTTTCTGAATCTGAATTTCTCGTCACAACGATCAATTGTGATTCCGTATTCCTGCATAAGCAGATTTGCAAGTTCCTGTTTTGTTAAGAGACGTTTGTTTGCTGCTCCTAAGACTGCTGTCTGCATTGCAGTGTTGTTTCTCATGTAATTAATCATTTTAAGGGATGTCAGGGCTTTGTTTACCACAAAACCATTATCCTCTGCAACAGCAACCATCTTCTGGATATCACCCATGATATCTGCATCCGGTTTAGACCAATCTGACATTTCTACCTTTGCGCTGGACGGAACGCCATAATCAATGCTCATATCCACGTTGTTCTCTTTGACTTTTACGGCACCTGTAGAAAGGAATTGTCCTTTCATGACATTTGCTCTGGCAACAACGCCTTCAAACAGGTTAGCTGCATCATCAAATACAAATCTCTTTAAGTTCTCGTCATCCGGCACACCGTTTTCAATTGCCTGCTGTAATCTCTCAGACTGATTGATTTTTCTCTTAATAAAGAGCTTTTCAGTCAGAACTTTTTCGAAGCCCGGTCTTGTCCCGATTTCTGCTTCAGTATCAAGCGCATGAACAAATGCTACCTCTGGAAGTCTCTGTCCAGCCATAAGTCTGTAGTATTCAGCTTTCAGGAACTGGGTTTTGACATCCGGGAAGATGGTGTCAAGAATGCCCGGTCTTTTTACGCTGAAATCCTGAGAAAAGTTAAGTCTTTCTTCCTGTGTGATTGATTCTAAAATATTAAATGGCATCTGCTTACCTCCTTAAAATTCTGGGTCTGTAGTGGTTACAAAGACGATACCCGCTTTTTCAAGCTCTGTTTTTGCAGTGGTTTCTACTGTTACCGGAAGTCTTTTTTCAAGAACACGTCCTGCAACAATTACGGAAATCGGTCGTTTTGTATCGTCTGTCATATCGACGTCTTCAAATACAATGCCTTTAGCGCCAGTTGCGTTTGTCGGATATACAGAACCTGCCTTGATAATCTTCTTAGTTCCAACGGTTTCAGCATTTGTCTGTTCTGCTGTATAGGTTTTAAGTACCAGTCCTACCTCGGATTCGAGGATATTAGGTGTGGATTCGTACTGCTCTGTTTTCATAAAAGCCATAATCTAAATCTCCTTTTCTTAAATATTTACTGGGGCATTATCATCTGCCGGTTTATTTTCTGGACACATTTTTGCTGAGTACGCTTTTGCATATTCAGATGCTTCACTTTTCTTTTCTGGTTCTCCACCAGATTTACCGCTACCCGGATTAGGTGTGTTTTCAAGGGCTTCTTTTTCCCATGCGGCTTTTGCGGTATCAAGCGTTGATTTATTTACTTCGGAAATTTCATCAACAAAATTCTGGGCTTCTTTGAGTGCATCTTCGGCATCCATATTTGAAAATGCTTTGATTGCTCCTGCATAGGCATCTCCTTTCATTCCTGCACTTGCAAAAATAGAAGTGATTTTGCCTGTCAGAACTTCTCTCTGGGAAGTCGCAAGCGCAGATTCAAGGTCAGAAATTCTTTTCTCGTTTGCGGCTTTTTCTTTCTGACGTTCCAGTTCTGCTTTCTCAGCATCTGTCATGTTCTGCTGTTTGAGTTCTTCCAGTTCTTTTTCCAGTGCATCTGCTTTTTCAGCTTGTTCTTTTACTTTCTGGGCTTTTGCTTTTTCCTTAGCTACATCAGAATTTGACTGATTCAGGAAAGAGGTAATCTGCTCATCGGTTGCATCTGGAAAGATCTTCTTTACATCTTCTCTTGTCATTGAAATCTCCTGTCACCAATACGCTTTTTTACGCTGTTCGCTCAGCTCAAGGTGTCTCCCATGATTACGCTATCGGGATGCATATTTTTTTAATAAAAAAGAGACGATTTTACTCGTCCCTAAATTAACTGTATTGAATTGAACACCGGCAGTTCACAATCTCGTCTGCCGAAGCTCCTAGCGAGGTGTCTTTTGGAAATTGTAGCAAGCTATCTCCAACCGAGAACGGCTCATCAATCGGGAGTATGGTTTCTCCGACTTCGAGGTGTGTCTTTCGTTCCCTTTTGTCTCCTACGTCAATCCATTTCTTCTTTGTCTTTCCTGCTTTCACAGCTTTTGAATACTGTCTGTAATTCAGTATCGAATTAGCTTCGCATTCTGAAATAAACATTGCCCGGTCATTAGACAGGTAATAATCATCAGTAATGCTTTTGTCTTCGGCAGAAAATCTTTCAAATGTTGCATCAATAATTTGTTTTGTCACGTCAAGAGCATATTGCTTGATATATGTGTCTATAAGCATATACGAAGCAATTACATCCAGATATTTGTCATAAAATTGAGTCTGGATATATTCTTGGTTTGTTTCTCCACTTTCTATGGTTGTTTCTATCAGTGCTAAAATATAAAGGATAACTTCTTCCATTTGTTCGGAAAAAGCTATCCTTTCTTGTTTTTCTTTGTCTGATATTGACATTTTGCTGAAATACTCTTTATACGGTTCACTTCTGCGATTGTTTGGTCTGATATTCAATTCATCGTATGATGAAATACTCATTCTGAAATCACATCCTTATTGAAGCCATTCAGCAAATCTTGTGCTTTTTGCAATTCTGAATCTGGGTCTGCTAATTCTGGGTAAATGGTTCCGAGGTAAGGTAAACTCATTTCATATACTTTTTGTGGATCACTAAATAATCCGCAAGTAATCAATGCAATAAGCGGATGAATTTTATTTTTGAACAGATAATCAAGCGCCTGCGCTTTGACAAGCATGTTATCCGTTGGGTTTCTGGTGATTTTTACATCAAAATCTCTGGTCGAGATATTTACATCCATTGAAGTTTTTCGGATGATATTCAAAATGATTCTGGCAGATGCTTTTTCAGCTTCTTTCGTAAATGCTTCTACCAATTTTGCGTCTCGTTCTGCAAAATCCCAGCCATTCCTCAGATACACTGCATTTCCTGTGTCTCCACCGGTATTGCTCTGTCGATTCGGCATTGCTTCTACAATCAGCATATTGTTGTAAATATCATCTTTAGCAACCTGACTTTCTGACTGATTTAATTCAGCAGTCATTAAGTCAACGTCTGATTGTGTTCCGTTCCCGACGTCTTTTACAGATACAGCACCGAGTTTTATCATTTTTACAAATTCTGCTTCGTCAATCTCACAGTTTTTGAATTTCATCAGAGCTTGTACAAATTGCTCAACCCCATTCAGCCTGTCAGATTGATACTTATTGATTGCGTCATACATTGTGATCGCAATTTCAATGTCAGAAAGTCTGTCGTGATTGTTTGGATATTCAATAATAGGAATACCGCCAAAACCATTGATTCCAGATTCTGTTACCGATCCATTTTGAATTTTGAAATACTGTCTGGAAGAATAACACTGATAATACTGCTGATTGTCCTCGTCTTTTAAAATTTGAACGGAAAGCACTGGTTTGCCAGTAACGCTTGAATAAACAATATATACATCCTGTGGTGATGGGATAAATATTCTGAAAGGCGGTAAGTCTCCATCCTTTGTCCATTCATCCTCTCTCAGGATTGCTTTATATGCAGTTCCTACTGCACTCTGGTATATCCCAAGTTGAATATTTCTGGCGTCTGCATTGGCTTCGTCCAGATAATCATTAAGCCTATCAACTTGTTCGTTTGTTGTTTCACTCGCTTTTTTCTTTTTACAGACATACTGAATAGGTTCTCCGTATATCTGCCCTGCCTTGAATTTGACTGTTTCAAGGGCATGATTCTCGACAACTTTATTGTTGACCTCTGGGCGAACAAGTTTTTCACGATATAAAATTGGCTGATCGCCTTTGTAATATCTGTAAAGATAATCCATCAGGGTTCTATTCCTGTTATGGATTCCGATTGTATCAGAAAGGACCTGTGCCACGTTCTGGGGAGTAATCTGGTCTACGCCAGTATAGGCAGTTTTTCTGCCAAACTCGCCTTGGCATAGGTCAACAAAATTTGTTTTGTTTCTCCCCACTGCCTGTCCTCCTATTTTTCTGCATGAAAAAAGCACCAAGGTTTGACCTCAGTGCTTATTTTACAGCTTATATTATATAATATATGCAGGTATTATTCAGTATTATCAGGTATTAACTTTCAAAATTCTTAATGTTTTTGACGATATTCAGTGCTTTCGAATGCAATAATTTCACATGAGAATAGGAATATCCCATTTCACAGGCAATCATTTCAAGCCTTTCATCTTTTACATATCGCCTAAACAGCAGATCATACAAATCTGAATTGATATCGCTCACCTTGTCTATTGTTTCAATAATGTCTTGCTTTTTCTTTGTGTATTCAATAACCATTTTTTTGATTTCTGTTTGAATGTCAACAAGTTCGCTTACGGCATCGGTCATTTGATTGGGATTCGGAGTAGACTGAACTTTTTCACCATATGAGAACGATTTAAGCCCAAGAGCAAGACTTCTTAAATGTTCTTCTTCGTATTTTTTATTTTTAATAAGCTTGTCATATTTCTGAATTTGCCCTAAGTATTCTCTTGTTGTCATATTATCTCCTTCCCCAAAATGGATTGCGCATTGCAGTTGCTTTTCCGCCTAATGGATTCTGCACGTACTCTGCCATCATCGCCAAGCTGTCCGGGCCATCATCATGAGCTACTTTTGCCCTTGTGGTATATGTGGTCACATTTCCCATAAACATTCCGTAATCAGATTTAGGCTTGTATTGGCTCGGATGTAAAAAATAAAAATGTTTTGATATGTAATCAGAGTTTACGAGAATTTTTGTCTCTTTATTTGCTTGCGTAGGTCTTGTTTCGATATCCGCTCGGCATTTCCCTGAGATTATCTTTTGAATGTTGTGTGCAACACGATTTCCTACGTTATTTGACTCGAATCTGATTTTATGCGGATTGTGTTTTATCAAGATATCAGCAGTCTTTCTGTCCAGGATGTCATAATCTGTGGTATCATCGAAAACAACGTCCGGGATAAAAAATTTATCCCCATATTGATATGCAATAGGTAATGATTCAAAATCTGTACCTTTATCTTTTGTATCACATACTGCCCATATCGCATCTGCTTCTTTGTCTGGTATAATTGTGTATTCGTCCGTGCATCCGTCGGGAACGTCTTCTTTGCCAAAGAAAAATCTTTTTAGCTTATCTGGCGGAAGCAATAATCCTTCACGTTCTACCGGTTGTTGCTGATAAAGACAGTTATAAGAGATTTCGTCCATAGATTCTTTAGCATCGTTGAAATACTTTTCAGAGAATCCATTTACTGTGAATAAAAAATTACTTTTCCCGTTATCGTCAAGCGCCGGTACTGCTATGAACCTCGCTCTAGGGTTCCCGGCGTATAACTGCTGTAACTTTCCAATAGGGTCATGAACTGACCATCTTGTAGCTATATAAAACTCTTTACAACCCTCTAGCCTACGAGAGCGCAAGTCATTTACTACTTTTGTCCACAGGGTATCTAATCGGTTTTTGTTTAACGCTTCCTCAATACCGGATACAAGGTCATCGGCAGTAAGGAATCTATTACAACGAGTAGCACCAGTCAGAGAACCGTCAATTGATCGGAACGTCCATGTTTTAAAACGTCCATTTCTTTCAAGGTTTACTGTCGTTTCCTTTGCGTTTGTTCCCTGTATTTCGACATTTGGAAAAATCTCATGCCATGTGTACTCAACCGGATCATTGATGATTTCCAGAACTCCATCATAAAGTGAACGTGTCAGAATACTACTGTGCGCTGATGACAGGTTGAAATCATTTGGAAACCACCCGCCTACCAGAGACAGAAAGAAATCTTCAAGAGTAGATTTTCCGCAACCGGGTGGTACGCTCAGCGCAAATATATCAAGTTTATCATCCATCAAGTCTTGTAAAGAGCCGATGATATTGTGCTTCAAGAACACATTTCTTCTTGGCTGATAGAAGCGTTCTTTTAAGATCCTGTCCTTTTCCAGATACAGTAGACCACTGTCAACCTGATAGTTTCGGGCTTCGAACAGAAGATATTTGTAGTAGAGGTCTTTAAATTCTTTTGAACCTGTTTGAAGCAACTGATTAAGTGCAGCTTCTTTTCCAATATTGCTTAATCCTATGCCTTTTTCACGATAATTCGGGTATTCTTTGAAAGAATGTTTTTCATCCATTAAGTAGACAAGGGAATATAACTTATTCCACTTTGTTTCCGGGCTTAGATTACTGTTGATGATGTTATTTCCGATCATCACATACCATTCCGGCGATTCTTCAATAATTTTTTGCATAAAAATAGAGCCAGACCTCCTTTCTTCTTAGGATTTAGTCTGGCTCTCATGTGGCTCTTTGACTGGTTATTTATTTTTTGTTTCAACAACAGTTACGCTACCCTCGAATACTCCGAAATTAGAAGATTCCTGGAACGTGTGAGTCTCGGCAATATCATCATCAGTCATAGGGCGTGTGAGATACCATAGTGAATCATCTTTCCATGTAATTTCCTCTAACTTTTGGTTTGGTTCCAACTCTAATGTTGTGTTTCCGCCGCAATTTCTTGTGGCAGACTGGCATCCGGACATTCCAAGCGTCAGTGATAAAACTGTTATTGCAACGATTATCTTTTTCATTCTGTGCATCCTCCATCATTCTCTGAACCACCAAATATGCTTATCAAGAATATCTGCTTTTACATCTCCGTCACAATAATAGTTGCATCCTTCATCTGCAAATTCTGCTGGTGTTGTAAATTGTTTTATTCCATCTGGTTCTAATATGACGCACGCCTGTTTTGAAATATAGTTTGATACAACAGCTGGTTCACTACGCCACCAGACTTTTCTTCCGATAACTTTTTTATCGAAATCAATATCATTTAAGTTTATTGGATGCTCATTAAAATCATTAATCATGCACTTTGCACGTTCAATTCCGCCTCTTACATCGCAGAATTTTTCCCCGTTTCTGGTAATAAACACGTTGCCAATCGTAGTTGTTTCAAATTCACCATGTCTGCATCGAGCGTAATTGTAAGGCGCATAATTTATTCCCCAACATACGGGTTCTCCTTCGAATTGAACTAAATTCTTGCAATTTGGTTTTTCGTCCCTAGGATAAGCCCATAAATCATTATTGCTGTATTTGCCGCCAATTGTATGTACATATCCTGCTATTTGTACAACAAAATACGGTTTTCCATTAATTACAGTGTCCCAACTCATTTGGCGTATTTTTAGTCTTGAAATATCCGTATCTCTGTCTATTAATTTGATGTTCATCATCTGATATTCTCCTTTTTATACATTCACCATAAACTCTTTCTTGCAGTTGCTACCCTTACATTTATACGGCATCCGATAAATCTTTGTGGTTGGGAAAATCTTTAAGGCTTTCTTTCCACAAAATGGACAAATTACCCATTTTGTACCATTTTCCATTTTAATTTGTGCTGATCCGTCCCATGGCTCGGGTATATTCATATATTCAGAGAAGTCTACTCCCTCTGATTCAAGTGCTGTTTTAATGCTCATTTACCGTTGTCCTTTCTGATCAATGTTAAAATCGTCAAATAATTGTCCCCGATGTAATCTGCTTTCCATATTTTAGAAAGATTTCCCGTTTGGTTGTATATTACGGTCGTATTCCCCGCCAGAAGCAAGCGTCTGTCTGGATAGAACCTAGTCGGGATGTTCGTTCGGTGGCACTCTCCCTCGATATTGTATGTGGTGTCAAGAAAATCAATGTCCGAGCCTGAATAAATAATTCTCATCAGCTCAGTCCATGAATCTTTCTCAGATTCGCATATCGGTCAATCAGAACGTCAAGTGTTGTATATAACCGATTAATCGTAATGCAATCGTCCTGATGCTGTCTGTGATATTTTGCGATTTCTGTAGGTTCATCCAGAATCGGCACATCTGCTTTTTCACTTATCTGCTTTTTCAAATCATCGTTATAATCGCACATTTTATCCAGTTCAGCCTGAAGCTCATTGATTTTCTCATTTTTGTCTAAAATCTCATGCTGTTTCTTCTCATATACTGTCGACAACCGAACAACTTCATTTTTGAGCTGGTCTGCGCTCCATTTTTCTAAGTCTCCTATTTGCATCTGATTCCCTCCCGCTAAATTCTTGTAAAAATTTCCATGTCGTAGTTATCCCGAATGTAATTCACGCATTCAGACAACTTTTCTTTTAAGAACGAGTCGTTTGCAATCTCTGGATGCATTGAATATAGTGTGCAACTATCTTTTTTACCGTATTTCTGAAATTTCTTCCAGTCAAATGTCATTACGAACAACGGAATTGCTTTGAGATTTTTGGTCTTGTATCTTATGTAGAGATTGAATATCTTTTTGAACACGAATACTCCCCCTATCTGGTCGAACTTAAAATAATTTTATTCTTGCACTGTGGACAAACAATGTATTTTTGCTTGTACCCGAATCCAGATGGCATATTTGTAGCAAAATGCTTCTCTATATTTTCTTCTTTAACATCTTCTTTTTCATCGTACTGCAACAATGCTCCGCATTTTACACATTTTATTCTTTTTAATGTTCCAGGAACTAAAATTTTAATCATTTTTTTCTCTTTCCTCCCTGTGCTTCATCTGGCATTCAATCATCTTCGCTATATTCTCACGTTCCTGTTTTATTCCATGTCCCTGACGGAACAACTTACATTCGAGGATATTTCCGCATCTGGAACACTCGTCTTTAATTTCTTTTCCTGCTATTTGCATTTCTTCTCCCTTGTTGGGCGGATAATTAATCCATAATATTGTCCACGATCAAAATAATCTGTTGCTGTTTCGATACAGCGTGTTCTTAATTGTTTGTAAGCGTTTTTATAAAATTTCAAATCAGACATTATTTTGTTAATTGATTCATAGTCTAGGTTCTCCCAGCATTCGCAGCCATCATTAAAGAATCTAAAGTCTGCACAATGTTCACTGTCGCCATTACAGCAGGCGCCTTCGCATACTGCGTATCATTTACACGTGCAACAACATTTACATCCTTTTGTGTCCATAGCCATCTCCTTAATTTAAAAAAGTCCAGTGTGCCGACTTGAACGGCATAAATCTCCCAACGAGAAACACTGGAACCGAACGAAGTAAGAGAAAAAATTCTAATGATTGCAGTTCATTGGAGCGGTGCATACACGATTCGAACGTGTACAACATTTCTGTTGGATAGGTTAGCAACCTACTCTGATACCATTACAGCAATGCACCATATCGCCGCTTGTCACGGCCAGTTTAGAAACTGAGTTGAATTTCACCTTTTATCTAGTCAACAGTGATACAATCGTATCTCTCTGAATTGATTGTGTTCTCCATGACCTCAACCGGATTATATCCGAGATTCTGCAACACCTGTTTGAATACTGTCACTGACTGACCACTTGCAAGCTGTACGCCTTTGCGTTTTGCATCAGAATGAAATACATCATGTCTGCTATATACATTCCAGAAGATAACGTTTGGAATAACATATCCGGCTTTTTGGAATTTCTTTTCCATTTTGTCATAGAAAGACCAATTTTTATCTCCGCAGTAATCAATTTCCATATCGGAAATAACAACTATAGCTTTCGGCATTTCTTCTTGTGAAACGTTGTTCTTTTCAGCAATATCAAGTACTTTCTCAAATGCTGCTTTAAGGTTTGTATTACCGCCCCAATATGCATTTTCGGCATTTTTTATTTTCTGATGAAGTGTTTCACCCTTTAATGTAACAATCTGCGGATTACTAGAGAACGTCATAAACAGATTATGATATGCACCCGTATTTCTTTCAGCGAAATATATTGCCAAACCGATTGATGTTGCCATTGGTCTTCCACACATTGAGCTGGATACATCAGCCATAATCAGTGCGTTTGTTCCCTGTTCAATATAATCTGGAAGTGCCTTCCATTGTGCTTCAAGTACTTTATTGTTTTCTCTTCCGTAAAGAACTTTCTCTACAATATCATACGGATACAAAGTTGAAGCATTGATTTTAACTTCTCCTTTGTCAGCTTTATTGATAAATTCGCTAAATCCATCAGGATCATGTTTTGCAAAAGCTCTGCGATAAATCATCATTGCACGACTCGGAACTTCTGGATATTTAATCTCAGTCCATTTGTCGGCAGACATAAGGCTTTCAACAACACCAATTCGCTTTCTCATGCTGCGAACCATTCTTTTAAACTCAAAAACTGAATATCCGAGTTTGCGAGCAGTTAAAATTCCAAGTTTTCTTGTTTTTGGGCTACTCGCATCGGCTGTCTTTATCCATTTTCCAAGTAATGAAATCGCACTATTCCCTGTAAGAATATTTTTCCAATCTTCCTCGAACTGATTCTTCATTACTTTCCACATATCGTCTTCCAGTGGTGTTCCAATCAGTTCATAGAGATCATCGTATCTTCCAAACACTCCAATCAAATCAAGATTCGGTCTGAGCGCTTCTGGATGATGTTCTGCCATATAACGAATAATGGTTCGGAAAGTTTTTCTTTCCCCAAGTCCACAACGAATGTCTCTTGCATAAAAAGCAATCTTTGTGGCAAATAGTTTATCCTGTGCATACGCTTCTGAGAACAATGTAGTGATTCTATTCTCATCAGCTTCTCTTAATGCACCAATAGTTCCGAATAGATCAAGTCTTGCATCACTTGTAGTGTTCAGCGCAACTGCACCGTTCTCGGTTCTTGTAAACTTACTTTCTTCTTTCATTGCATTTGCAAAATCCATGTTATTCTCCTTTCAGGACACGATAAAATAATTTATAGGTTATTCGCTGAGATTTTATTTAAGAATAAGTTGCTGTAAGTGTCCCATAAATTTTTCATGATGCTTTTGGTTTCATAATTAGCAGTTATGTCCAAATGATTGCTGTAAGCACCACATAAGAGGCAAGGGATGGATTCGAACCATCAACAAATACCATTTTAAATGAAAGAATAATTGCTGTAGGAGTCACAAACATGACTCGCGCTCTTTATATTGCTCTACTAATTGAGCTACCTTGCCATATTCACCGCCTTTAACGGTCAGTTCTCCGAAAAGAAACTGGGTTGATTCCCGCATCATATGCTTTTCGGACCGGCCTCCAGTCAACAGGATAAGCAATAACCTTTTCCCATGGGTTGTTTGAGCATAGTCGCAAGTAGTTTCTGTTCTTCCATTGATATCATTGGTTTCTGCACAACTGCTTCTATGCAAATTCAGCTGAATCATAGACCGTCTGCAAGCAAACAGCATAATTCTAACCGAATTAAAGCGGAACGCCCGGAATCGAACCGGAGACCAGAGCGCGACTCTGTCAGTTTTCCACTAGCGTACATTCCACATAACCCGGAAACCCCGGGTTAGCAATATGTTTATCGTGTTATGCTTTCCACTAGGCTGTTTTCTGCCGTGCCAGCCCCACGGAGTTGTTTTGGATTTGGATATTCATGTCATTGTGTATAACGACGAAACCTTTTATATGTCTCTTGAAAACTTCCTGTCCTCAACGTGCACCTATTGGCGACAATTTAACTCAGAGACTGTGCCGAACGGGGAATTATCTTCATTGAACAGGCTGTGCCGTTACACACCTTTCATGAAAATAATCTACATACACTCATTCAGCAGTTTTTTCTGTCCATAAAACGGATAGACAGCATATGGAAGAAATGGAAACTACAGGACTCGAACCTGTGACTTGTCGGTTATGAGCCGACCGTTCTGCCAACTGAACTAAGTTTCCTGAGCAGAGGGTTATTGCAGTTCAAGAGTAACTTCCTCTGCTGTTGCGATTCTTGCCCTCACAGTCGCAACAAAGGGTCTAAATGCTGTTCTACATAAGTAGAGTCCATCCGGGGCATTTGAAGCCCCTTTAATCATCCCCGTTGGGATAGATGGAACCAATTCGGATGGGAACTATATCATGGCTAAACAATATAGTCCGACTGGGCTAGCGGGATTCGAACCCGCGAATACAGGTGAATGTTACTGGGGGTATCAGATTTGAACTGATGAAAATGTCGGTGTCAAAGACCGATGCGTTAATCCGCTTCGCCAACCCCCAATAATTCTTAATATCAATTGTACAGCTTATAATTTTGAGCGTTTAAAATTGTAGTTTTAGAAACATTAAATATTTTTGCTAATTCTCCTGAGCTTATTGTTCCTTTGTTTTTTCTTATGTATTTGACATCATCTTTTGTGAGTTTTCGATTATTATAATAATCCGTTGTTTCACTTAATTTTTTTAAATGATATTGAGTGTTTGTTTTTGAGTCTGTCCATTCAAGATTTTCACAACAACAATTTAATTTATTTTCGTCTTTATGATGAACGATTGGATATTTTCGTGGATTCGGAATAAATGTTTCCGCAACCGCTTTATGAAGTCTAATCGATTTCACTTTTCCTCTTTTTCCCATTGGTAATGTTATATGATAATATCCATCTTTGAAAATTGATTTTTTTAAAATTCTTTTTGTTTTACTGTTTAGTACATTTCCATTTTCATCAATAAGAAAATTTATGTATGTTTTGCCATCATATATCAATTCTTTTGTCATGTATTCACCTGTGCCTTACCACTTGGCGATAGCCCATTATTTGTCCGGGATTTTACCCGGACTCGTGATAGAGTGATATATTTTATAAGATTTTAGAAAGCATCATGTCTATATTTGTATCGTTAAGTCCGCGCCAGTTACTTTGGGAAATTGTATTTCACTGACGCAGACCTAAGCTACTCTGGATGCCTCGACCTGTCAGATTCAAAGGCTTTCCCGAACCTAAGAACGATAGGTTTCTGCTTTTCTTGTATTTTCACCCGTTCAATCAGTATGGCGAACAGGGGAATTTGTATTGTGAATGCTAACCACATTGGGTTCTCCTCTTATTCTGCAAAAATCCAATCTTCTGCTAACATATCTGCCTGGGATGCAAGCCATCCCATCTGTACGCCAGATGTTCCGACAAAAGCAATGGCTTTATTTCCGATTGCATCGTGTTCGCAATTTATAATCTCATTATCAGCACTCTTATATGAAATTCCAGTGGCGAGCTGAATGTACTGTTTCTTTCCGTTCCAACCTTTTCTTGCCACTTTAAGTCCGCGCTTCATGTACTTAATTGCATCCCCGAAAGAGAATGTTGCTTCACCGCCGAGTACCTGGCAGTTTGTTTCGTCCGCAATAATCCATTCATCAGACTGCATATTCATAGTTGTGTATTCAACTCTTTGAGTTTCCCTGATGTCAAGTAGTTCTCCCTGAGTATCGCTATCCTGAGGTCTGCACTGTATCATAATCGTTTCTTTTTCTGCGTTCCAATACCAATATCCGCCCCATGATGGAAGTTTTACCTTGGCTCCCTGTTTCATAAGTTTGAATGCTTCTGAAAATTTCATTACTTGCGTCCTCCTTTATAATCTAAAAATCACAACTGCATTAACTGCAAAACAAATTTCCATCAATATAAATACTGCCGATGCTATTGGATTGCCTTTCTTTTCGGTTTCGTCCTGCGATATAAGAAACACTAAGAGCAATGTGAAAAACGCTATATCCAACATGACTGCTACATTTTTTGCGAGAATCATTCTTTCTGTTCCTCTCCGATCATAAAATCAAGAATCTTACCGGCGGTTTCGTCTTCTGGCTCGAATGGCAGGCCACATGTACAATACTTCTCAATCGCTGTTTTAAGGCTTGCTTTGAAACCATTGTAAATTTCTCCATGTGTCAGAAGTTCGTGCCTCAGGATTCTTACTGCGTCCTCTATGGACTGTGGTGTGTATGAGAATTTTACTTCGGATTCCATTTCAATATCCGGCAGAGCCATTAATTCAAAAACCGATGTCGGTAATTCGTCAACTGCGACATGAAAGTCTGCTGATATTACACGATTGATTTCTGTTCCGTCAACAAAATATTGTGTTCCCCTCCAGCCAGAGCCTTCTGGATTTATGATCTTTACTTTTGGAGCATTAGTACTGTTCATTCTTCAAGTCCTCCATTTCCTTTACACTGATTCCGACTATCCCTGCGCTATCTTTGCTGTCTGTAGCTTTGAAGTGTGCTTTAGGATGCTGCGGGTACATAAACTCGAACATGAGGTAATTTGCTGCATCCACGAGATATTCTGTGTTTCCGGTAGAATTATATTTCTCAATACACCGTTCCATGGACGGAAGTGCCTGCACGTTCCCGGTTTTAAAATTCTTCCTAGCAGGACCGTATTTATGATAGCTTACCTCGACTCGATTCTTACGAAGTTCATCAAAGCGTTTACTGTATTCTTCTGACATATAAAAACCTCTTTTTTATTTTTTTGAGAAAAATTGAGTCGGCGTTTTTCCTATCTCCTTCGGAAATATTGTTCCAACGCTTCTCTGGTGATCTGCGATACGCTTTTGCCGGTTCGGTTCTTTTCGACTATGAGCTTTCGTTCTAGCTGATATGTGAGCCGGATGCGGATGGATTCGCCTTGAGAGTTATTCTTTTTCATAGGCAGCGTCCATTTTTACTGAAAGAATTGGTTTGTCATCAGCTTTTGCTAAAAGTGTAATCCCTTCGCCTTCTTTCCAAGGTGATGTAGCTATCTGAATATTAGAAACACCAGTTTCGCTACAGATATTCAGCAACTGTCTAGCAATATCCATCAGCCCTGACCGAAGATATCCATCATTGTTTACTATTTTCTTCATCTTGTTCCTACCCTTCTGTGAATGTAAATGGTTATCATAAATCATTTATTGCTTTTAATTTCTGATTAGCAATTTCAACCTGAGAAGCAAGTACGCTAAGCGACACGTCTCTTATAAATGATTCTTCTAACGTCATGTTTTCTCTCTGAAACAACATCGGAGCTGTAAGCACATAAATTTCAATATTCAAATCACGGAGTCGTCTCCATGTTTCTTCGATTTCATCCTTGGTATTTCCAATATCATCAACTACGCAAATAATCAACGAATCACCATTTCTCATGTTTTCGCAAAGATGTTCGAAATTATTATTTTCATCTATTGAGTCATAAACAAATGTGTCAATTTCTTCGTTCAAAAGTATCTTTTTCTTTGCAGACAATGGAAACCAAATGCCTGACTCTTTTGCATATCCTATCTTCATACTTATACCTGCCTTTCTTGGTATCACCTTATTTTTTTTTTCTGGCAGAAAAACCATTAAGGCTTATGGCTTGTCGTGTTGCAATCACTATCTCTGCCATGGGGAACTCTTTTTTTGTTTTTTCGGAATTTTAAAGCCTTGCTGTTAGAGGAGGCTTTTTTAATTTTTAGGGAACTCGGAGTACTCACTCGGCGTGCGCTGGGGCTTATATACACCCCCTCCCGGTATCCATGCCGGACGCTACCAGGGAAGCCCGCCGCCCCATGGGTTCCCGCTTCCCTGGCTTAACGCTGACCTTTAACGGCCTGCGGCAGTGGTCAAGGAAGAAATATATAGCAGATAATTGTCAGAATATTACATCTATAAGAAAAACAACAGTTTTTTATATAGATTAATGTACATATTGCACAATTTGAAGAATTATATTTGTACATATTGCACAGTTTCTACTAATTTGCCTTGTTTTCGTGCCGTTTGTCCGTGAGTCCTGTACATTTCCGGGCTATTGATACGTCATATATTGCCTCACTCTCCTGTCAGCAAACCGCCAAACTCTTCTTTGATCTGTTCTAAGCTCTCTCGTGGTTTGTCCTGTTTGCCCTCTGCGCTCCGTCCATTCGGTGCATTCCACCTGAACTTAGTATTTAATTTCATGGCTGCGCCCGTGTTATTTCTGTCGCCAATGCTAATATTTGCGAGAGAATGTTCGTCCATTTCTTCCAATTTTTTCATAATGTCTAAGTGCGCAGTGCTTGCAATCTCCCTGTATTCGCCCCTTTTATTTAGTTTCCACTCTTGTATATCATGTATAACATTGCCATCTATATCTATATATATCTTAGTTTTACATTCTCCATTTAGCCAGTTATACATTGTTTGTCTGCCTATTTTTGTATACTTGCTAAATCCTTGCAATGTGACCTCTTTGTTGTATATTGTACATATTTGCTCATATCTATCTAATATATAATCTATCAACGGCGCATTATCTGTATCAATAATGGTCTGCCGATTATATTTTAGTGTCACATCATCAGATTTTAAAAATATTCGATCTCCAGCGTATGACATGGCGGCTTCAAAGGTGTTTTGTTTCATCTCTATCGGGCTTTCAAATTTATATTTTTCACAAAAAGCCTGTAAAAAATTATGTGTTTCATCTTCAAAATTCTCTAACAGCTCCTCCGTTGTTCTCACCATATCACCTCACTTCATAACGTTAATAAAATAAAAAAAAGACGACAAAAACACGCTTGCAGATACATTCCGGGACTTTTCTAAATCCCTTTCTTCTTTCCGATCTGCTCGGTTTTAATCGTCTTAAATAGTCTTATTATTCTTATTACCTTTCGGCTTATTCGGTTGTTAATTCTGTTTTATCATACTTTTATATCACTGTCAACAGTCTATTTAATTTTATTTTTACTGTTACATTACTCTTATTAACTCTATATATCTATACAGTACTGTATATCATGTATATTAATAAACTCTAGGTCTCTAGAATTTTGGAGGGGATTATATAAACAGTTATTATATATTTATACATCTTGTAATACGTCGTTTTTAGGCATATAGTGCACAAAAAGCCAGACCTTCCGGCACCTTGCCCGGCGTGATCTGGCTGCTAAATTCTTATTCTTTTCGCGCTCTGGCTACCGCTCCCCTCCTGAGTTCCGTCGCCTGTCGTTGATTTTATTTTATCCACATCGGTTTTAAAAATCAAGTCCCAAAATAAAAAAAAATTTGCTTGACAGCTTCGACGGTTTTATGATAAATGTATTTTAACAACTTCGGCGGCGGGTTGTTCCCCTCACTCATTACGCCGCCAGAATAAGACAGCAAAAGCCCCCGGGGATTGTCTCCCAGGGGCTTATTTTGCGTCTTTCCAAAATGGTACTATTAAAATTTGTACTTATTCAGTACTATTTCAAATTTACATTCAATTACAACAGTAATTGTTGCCTAAATAATACTATAGATCAGATGAAAAAGCAAGGATTGTTTAAATTATCACAATCTGTAATTACTTTCGTTCCTCTATCTAAATATTTTACTCGAACATCATTAAATCTTCGCTTTCCATTGCTGATAGTATAATCTTTGTGAACTGCGTAAACAGTTCCGGGCGTTTCTGCCGTAGCCGGTGCATAAGTGCACATATCAAGCGTCATTTCCTGTGCTGGCAAAACATCAACAACCTGCACGTTGTCAATTCTTATCAAGTCCTCATGTCGTCCCAGGCTTGGAAATGTCCGCGGGTTCAGAATCTTCCTGTAGATCACTTCGACTTCTTTCTGATTTTCCGGCATAACATGCAATCTCAGGTCCAGATCAGACACCATGCTTTCATAAATCGGTGTATTAACCCAGCCCACAAAAGAATCCCCGGATTTTACCCTGACTGGAAAGCGCTGCTTAAATTCTTCTGTTTCTGATCCTGCGACAGCTCCGCCACGCCACCTCATGCAAATTTCCGGCTTGTTCATGACTCCGTTTCCGGCTACGGATATTTTCATATCATGCCAGCTATCCCACTGACAAAGAAAATGGACCATCCCAGCAACTGTAGAAAAAGGCGGAAGCGGGTATATTTCGCCCCGCTTGCCATTCCATCCCGGCATTGAAAACCGGGCGGCGTCCATATGTCCTTGTATCATTACTGCTTTCATTCATTCATTTCCTTGTCTACTCGAAAACCTTCAAGGATATCGTCATACAGACTTTCGGGTATTTCTTCCTCCATCAGTGGTATTCTTTCTTCTTGTAATATCAGAAATCTTACTCCTACGTCTTTTCTGCCGGCTCGTTTCCTTATTCCTGCGCTTCGCTGATTCCCTGCTGATGGTTCCCATGCCTACTCCTTTCTGAACACTTCCTTCATGTTCTGGCTTCGTGAATTGAGGTTTATAATTGGCACATCCACATTGAGTTCATCCGGCACGATACCTACGATCACAACCTTTGTCGGCTCTATTGCGTCTAGCATTTCCTTAAAATTCTCGCAAAACTCCATTCTGGCAGACTTTGACCGCACTCTGCCATTGGTGCAACATGATACCGTGCTCCTATGTGGCGTTCCATCAAATATCCATGGCATTTCCTCTGGACTGATAATATTTACGGACGGAATAATTTTAACGCCCATAACCGCCCAATAATAGCCTAAAGCATGGTTTCTGTACAGGTTGTAGATGTTCAACGCACTTGGCATCCCGGAAGCAATTGTGAAATCTGGGCTGCAAACTGAATTGAAACATTTTAAGTGCTCAATGTACTGGTCCGGCTGATTCCATACCTGCAGAAAGCTTTTGTCGTCAATGTAAAAATTTACGGTCAGGTCCTTGTGACCTTTCAATGATCTGGATTTTGAAGACGCAAAGTCAATCGACTTGCCTGCTGAGAAATCTACTTTCGGCAGTATTGGTATCTGAAATTGTCCATCAAGTTCTGCACCGGTTATCAGATATTCTTTCATTACATCATATGCGGTATGTACCACAACACCACCTCCATACAACCATATTAACATAATTTGGGAAACAAAAAAAGACCGCATTTCTGCCGTCTACGATGGTTTTTCCTGTGTCTCACACACAAGTTTTCCTCCTATGGTTTTAATTCGAATATTTGTTCTTGTTCCTTACCTGTTCCCTAGCCTGTTCCCTCGAACTTTTAAACACCTCTAAAAAGCACAAAAAACCTTGATTTTACAAGGTTTTCGTTAGCAGCCAGTACGGGAATCGAACGTATCTTTAAACTGCTATTTTTCCTATAAAACCAATGCTTCTAACTTTTTGCAGGGTGTTCCTTTTTGTTCCCTGGCTGTTCCCTCTCAAAAAAAAGCTATCTTGATACTACCATAAATTCATCTATGCTGTCCATGATTTTTTGTTTCTTCTTGAGATCCTTTCGGTCTCTGTGGTAGTAGTTCTCGGAACACGAAATATTTGTGTGGCCCATCTGTGATGTGACCATCTGATTATCTATGCTGTGATCGAGTAATATCGTGCAATATGTTTTTCGTATTTTATGCGGTGATTTTTGAATACAGCCAGTTTTCTTGCACACTGTTCTTAACCGGTTCCTGAACGAATAAGTATTTAATCGCTTTCCATCTTTGGAAAATATATATTCGCAGAATGTCGACATATTTCTAAGCTTCTGTAATATCCATATACACCCCTGAGGAACCACTACATTTCTTACGCCTGCTTCTGTTTTCGGAAAGTCTTTGACTTCAAAAATGCCTTTATGGTTTTCAAAATGCCTTACTTCCGTTCTTCTGACTTTAATCGTACTGATATGTGGTAGCCAGTCATTCCATTTCAAAGCGCATAGCTCCCCAACTCTCAGCCCGGTTACGAACATAAGCATAATGCCAAGATTTACTATGTCCTGATTGTCTTTCAAGTAGTCAATCATCCTGTCCATTTCAGCGTCGTTGAATACTTCTTCCGAATCTTCTTTGATATTTCTTTTGAAAGATTTATCGGTGACATCCAAGTCATAGAATAATTCCTGCACGTTCCAATCAATCAGCTTGTTGCGCTTTGCCCATTTTAGGGTGCCTCTGGTAATTGTCTTGAGATTACAGAATGCCTTTGCGGTTAGATTGTGTTCACTGATCTGCTCTTCCAGGAAATTGCTGATATCCTCTGACTCAATGTTTTTAATTCTGCGTTCTCCCATGGTCCCAAAAAAACGATTAAAGTCCTGCTGATATCTCTGATAAGTTTGTATTGAAATCTTATTCAAATCAACCTTGCGCTGCGCCCATTCCTCGAACACACTCTTAATCTTCGGATTCTCTGCTTTCTCACGGTGCGTCTTTACGATCAGGTCCTCTAAATCCTGTTTAGACCGACGCTTGAACATCTTCCGCCGTCCGGTTTCGTCATAAGTCATACGGATTTTCCAATATCCGTCAGATGCCTTCCATATACTGTCCCTGTATTCTTTTAAGATTTCTTCCCTTTTATTCATTTCAACTTGCTCTTGTATGTGAGACAAATTGATGATACCATTCTCAATTGCATATTTCAAGTCGTCATTATTCATAAAAAATAAGGAGGAACCGGGATATCCTTTCGCTGGCCAGCGGTTCCTCGTTCCTCCTTTCTTTTACACATAATCAAAAATATTCATCTGTCCTTCCGGCATATCATCTTCAAGATTGAAGAATTTGCAGGCAATAAAATTTCCATGCCAGTCCCGATCACCGCCGTACATCAGACATTTTTCCCTCTTTCCGTCCCTATAAAATCTGCACTCAGAACAATTGTGCTGATACGCAGTTCCGCCGGAACGTTTATACATTTCGCTTATTGTTCTCATTTCTTTTCCTTTCAAAGGTTTAAATTCTCAAAGCTGCTCTTCTTTTTGATCCTGTTCTTCTTTTAAAAATCCCTTTCATTACGCATTCCGTCGGTAGGCATCCTCTCATGTGATCATTGATAAGGATGTAATCGCAAGTTCCAAATGATAACCCTCCAGAATTATTCTTTGAAAAATAATCACAATGCTTACATTGCTTTTCTTTTAAATTCTGAATTTCTCTGAAAGACATTTCGCCCCATGGTTTAACAGCTATTTTCACTCTCTTTACCTCGCATTCCTTGTACCATCTTCATTTTCAAATGTTGTGCTATATGTTCTCTGACAGATTCCTCTGGAAATGGGATTTCAAGTGACCGCTCCAGAATCCTGTTTGTGATCCTCTCATCGTATTTTAGCTCTGATATCTGGCAGTTACTTGTGAATATCGTAATTTTTCTGTCGACATACCGGCCGTTGATAATGCTGTAGAATCTTTCGTTAATCCAGTCCTTGCCAGAATCAGCACCGAAGTCGTCAATGATAAGGATTTCTGTTCTGGACAAATCCTCTATCAGCTTTCCTTCTGCGTTTTCTCTACTTCCCCATGTGTTCTTGATCTCATCGAGGATTCTGAGGGATGTGGTGAATTTGACTGGTTTCTGGTATTTCTTCATGATTTCATTCGCCAAGCTGCATACTGTTTTGGTTTTGCCAGAACCTTTTGCATTTGAGAAAAGATATAAACCTATTCCATTCTTCTTCATATCAGGAAGATTTTTAAACCAGTAATTTACCGCCTGAGCCGCCTGAGAAAATACTTTTCGGCTCTCGGTGTTCAAATATACACTTGACTTCAAATCGTTGAAATTTGAGCCTTTAAACACGTTTGGAATCTCTGCAAATTTCAATTGATTTTCAAGGATTATTCTTTTCCTGATTCCGCAAGGGCATTCCTCACAATAGGGAATACCACTTGCATCTCTTACCCATCTCCACCCGCTGTCCCCGCATTCAGGGCATTCAAGCAAACGGGGTGTCTGATTCTTCTCCGTTCCATTCTCCGAGCGGGATAAGTGGGCTGACATCTCTTTGAGTTTTTCCGTTAAATCCATTATGTATATCCTCGTCTCTATTGTCATAAAACCCTTCGAGTATTTTTATAAATTTATTAGGGTTTATAAAAAATTCAAAAGTTATTATGAAATCTTTCTTTCTTCCTGTCAGAAAATCACTTTTTTTGACTTTTTCAATTGCTTCCATAATCTTTTCCATTCCATATTCCCGAATTCTTGCTTTCAGAAGTTGTGAACGTTTAGGCGTCATTCTTATAACCGGCTGAATTCCTAACTTCTGGAGCTTATTCCATTCGTCAATAACCTTTTGAACATCTCCGGGCTTTACTGAATCTTTTGCTGTGACAGGTTTCTCCTCAGTATCCTGATCTGTGAGTTTCGGAAGGCTTTCTTCCTCAAGCAATTCTTTCTGACGTTTTCTGTGCTCGGCAACCCGTTTTCTTGTCTGCTCTCTGATTTTTTCAAGTCCGTCAATATTCTGATGCTCTTCCCATCCGGGAATTGAAAGTAATGTTCCATCTCTGGTTATCATGCCGAACTTTTCAAGAATTGTAAGTGCAAGTTCGATCACACTTTCATCAAAGTCCAGCTCGTCAGCTAGCATTTTATTTGTATATGGAATATTCTCTGTCAGAAAAATAATCCCGTTTGAATTACAACGCCCTGCCATCGTCAGGAGCATCATCCAGATCAGAACGATGTTGTTCCCCTCTGGAAGTTTTCTGATATGCCGGATTTTTTTGTTGTCAAACATATCAATTTCTAATCGAATCCAACTCACCTTTGTCATTTAGCCACCTTCCCGTCTGGTAAGGACATTTCCACCCTTACCGCATTGATTTTCGGATGAATTTCTCCATTAAGAGTCCATCCAATTTTTTGTGTGATTTTCACAGGTATCATCTTCCTCTATCAGGATACCTTTGCGGTCACACAGTCCGTTGTCGTTTTCAATACAAGTTTTGCATGTTTTATCTGCCATAATTCCTGCCTTTTTTAGAATAAATAAACTAAAAGTGTCACATAATGTATAATTTGGTCTGCCATGTAACTTATCTTGTTGTATCGTGCCTTTAAAGGGTCAATTACTATATGCATAGCCATTACAAAAGCAAGTTTCCATGAGCACCCGAACACTATGTAAAAAGGAACTGAATAAAGAAGGCAATGAACCAGTAAGTGATACCAGTTTTCTCCTTTAGTTTTTGCGATAAAATCGTTTTGAAGAACATAATCTCCGATCAAGTGGCATATTATCAGTTTGTATATTATTTCTATCATTTTTCCTCACTCCAATCTAATTTCTGTCCACACCTGTTACAATAATTATTCATGCCAACATACGCATGATGCACCATGCTAGAACGAAACATATCTTCTGGACTATCGCTGTTACACCCAGAATCTACATCAATATCCGAAAACTCAATAATATGCAGTCCGCATGACGGGCATATGCAGGCGTACAGGTTTACATCACGATGAAAGTCATATCCAACATCTTCGTACAAAACTTTCATTGGAATCTGCTTTTTTAATGCCTTAACTGCAACCATTCTAACTTCATGCGTACATTTACCACCATAAGCCGTGCTATCATAGCTTAATTCTTTTAATGCTTCTTCTGGTTTCATATTAATCCTCCACTCCAAACATTTTTCTCAAATTATGTTGATAACCTTTTGCCATCTTTTCGAGGTTTTTATAACATGGCCTCAGTGTGCATTTTTCTTTATATCCATCGCATTTAGTACCGAATAAGATATAGTTTCTACATATTCCATCTTGGCTAGCGCAACATTTTTATTCATTTTTCATCACATCCAATTTCTTCTCTGCTGCATGTTAGTTCTCCTCTTCATCATCAATCTCAACAATTTTTAAGTCTGCAAAATCGCAACACATCGCAAACCCATCAATCATTTTCTTTTTAACACCAAACACTTCCATAATGTAAGAATTATCCTCCATGATTTTTATTACATCTGATTTTTTGACATATTCAGCCATTCTTCATCTCCTCCAGTTTCTTTACCGTTTTCCTGTAATCTCTGTTTGCAGACCGAAACATCATCAGAAGTATTTCAGATACAGGCCTCGCTCTGTTGGCTCGTTTGGCTTTCTTGGCACATATAAGTTCGTTTCCTTCTGGGACATATATTCCTACATGATACGGGATTTTCAAAGATACTGTTGCAGCTAATTCCCCTGGCATAACCAAATAATTGTAATCTCCAATGAAATTCAATCCATGGCCAGATTTGAAATCTTCAATAGATGACTTGATTTCATAGCAATAGCAATCACCTTTTTCTATCCCGGAAACACTATTGTTCACTGGAACAAATTTCATATAGTCCACTCTAACTGCATAGTTTGTAGAATAATCAAACGTCACCTCTTTTGCCCAGTAGATACGAGGATCGTTGTTCGGGTTGATTTTCTTTTCAATCATGGTTGATAATTCTGCCGTAATCTCAGGCCTTGTCATTCTCCATCTCCTCCAACTTCTTCTCAGCTTCTTCACGGGTGAGGAATACGGTTTTGTCAAGTTCATTATAATAATTGCAAAATAGCATAAATTGCAGATTGTTTTCTACGATATAAAATTTCTTTTCAGAATCACAATCGCAGTTACAATTATAATTCTCACAATCAATAACTGTTTCTCCAAATTTACTACATTCCGTATATTTATAAGTTATTCGATATACTTTTTTAAATAAATCATCTGGCAATTTCACAAGCAAGCCATGTTCTTCTAAGTCTTCATAAGTGGCGAGTTTTTTAATCATATTCTCTACTGTTTTGCAATTTCCTGCACCCTGTGAGCAGCTATCGCAATATTCACCACACTCAAACTCTCGTTTTTCGTTATATGTGATACTATCATCTTCCCGTTTTGTTAATCTCTCCATCTCTTTCACCTCTTATCGATTGTTTTTTATCGCTCGTTTTCATCGCTTGTTTCTGTAATTTCTCTCAAACAGGCATTCCAACCAATCTTGAAAAGTGGCTCGAAATCTCCAAGTTTCCGGTCTTTCTCGTTATCGAATTTCTTTGGCAGTGGTTTCAATGGACACCATTCAGGTCTTGATTTGCTTTCGCAATCATAATGTTCTTCTGTCATCAGAATTACATCATAGTCTAAACAGTCAGCTAATTCACACAAACCCTCATATTCAAGTTCACCGCAGTATGAAATTCCGAACGGGCAATCATAGCAATTCTCTGGTGTATCTATCACTAACGCTGATTTACTCATATGTTTCACTTCCTCTCAGCATCAGGCTCAAAGTATTATACCCCGGACAAGTCCTGACTCCGTTTCTGGTATCTCTTAACAGGACGCAGCACGGATATAACGCCATGACCTCGTAGACGTGTTCTGTGACGTCCTCACCGCGCTGGTCGATGTATTTGAAACACTTTCCCGGTCTAAGAAAGTATCTTGCGCATACATATGCTTTTGTTCCGAATCTTACACTTGCACTACTCATTTGTGTTCCTCCTTAAAACTAGACCACACGCTCATATTGTCAACTTCGCAATCGCAGTTATTGTAGTCAATATCTTCTGATGCTCGTGTTTTTGCTATTTCCTCAGCTTCTTCTTTTGTATCGGCTTCAATATCGTCATAATCAATTGATAAGCTCATTCCGACACTTACATACCATCTACTCATCTCATTCCTCCTGTAATAATTCTGGTTGGTCGAAAATGTTTCCAACTGGCATAGCGTATACCATGTCAATCCAATACCCTAAATCTTTTCTAAGGCATTTGTCGCCCGTCCAATCTACATAGAATCCGAGATGTTCTGCTTTCTGAGCATCAAAACAATTTTGATAACATCCATATTTGATTGGAGCATAGATTTCTCCGAAATGATATTTGATAATATCATTTTCCCAAATTTTCTTCCCATTCTTGTCGCAAAGTCCTGTGAACTGGCAGAGGGTTTCGGGAATAATTTCTGTCTGATATACTTGCATTTGCAATTCCCAATCTGTCATTCTTGTAAAAATAATGAAATGATGTATAGGAACTGGATTTTTCTCATAATCTTCCTCGAAACAATACACTGTTTCTTGTACTTTGTAATAATATCCTTCTATCCATTCTCCATTTTCGACTCTCTTTGCCTTGAAAAGAATTTCTCTCACACAACTCCACCTTCTTTCACGATTTGCATAACCGTCTGATATAGTGCAGCATTTCTTCCAACCAGTTTTGTTATGTATGTGTCCAGCTGCTCCACAACTGCTTCCACATCATAGGCAGTCGGCTGCGCGTCAATCATTTTAAACGCACTTTCTGCCGTAATTAAACTGTCTTTTCCTCCAACTTGCTTGTAAAATAACTCTTCATTCATTGCATCCGCATCAATCAGTCTCATAATCTTCACACTCCTCCGCATATTCATAACTGTCCATATCATCACATCTGCACTGGCAAGAATCCTGTTTCGTACAGCAGATGCAGCATTCTGTTTCACCGTCTGGACATTCTAATTTACATCTTCCCATTAATCCAGTCTCCATCCTTTTCGAAGTAAATGTATCTGCTGTTCTTCTTGACCGGCCCTGATGTGTCAATACCGTATTTTGTCAGCAGATTTCTCAGAAACTTTAATTTAAACTCTTTTAACGTGATCTTGAATCTGGTGTAGGTCTTGCCGCCTTTCTCAAAAATTAACATTTCCATGTTCAGTCTTTCTCCTCTTTCCTCATAATTTCTTTTGTGCATTTGTCGCAATAGCAGCCTTCCTGCCCCCTCTATCTTGTATAAGAAGCACGTCCAGTGTCTGTTCCAGATGCCTTTATCGTTGCATCCCTTGCAGCTACCTTGCCCATCTCCTTCGCATCGTATTATTTTTAACATTTATTCAGTCCTCCTTATATGGTTCTGGAAGTGGTCGCCATGCCACAATTACTTTGGTTGAATATTCGTATATTCCATGAAAAATCCCATTTGCAACATATCTCAATTCCGTTACTGTGCCGCTGGAAAAGCTGGCTATTACATTTGTTCCGTCTTCCGGCAGTCTCTCACTGACCGGAATCCATCCGTTTTCTTTCTCGTCCTGTTCCAGATCATCCTTAATCTGTTCTATCATTTCCAGAACATCACTTGCCAAAACCATCTGGTGGTCATCCGCAAGTTTCTTCAAGAAATCATGATAATCTGATAATCTGTCTTTGATATGTATCATATTATCTCATCCTTTCTCAATGTCCGCTTCTTACCATGCAAAACAGCAGTTCTGTCATGGATCTTTTTCTTGATCCATTGTGTTTACACTTTATAGCAACCGATAATTTCCATTTTTCCACATCTCCATCTAGTGGTGTTGGGTTTTCAAATTCTTCGGCAGCCTCTCTCTGATACGGAACTGCAACCATTACTCCCATGTTACCTATTTCCGCGTAACATTCCGGAAAATTCTCACGTATATGTTGGGCAAATTTTCCATTTTTTAAATCAGGTAAAATCTCTTTGTAGCACTCCATTGTTGTTACAAGGTAGTTTTTTTCTCCAATAAAATTTAATCCATTTCCGCTGTAAATATCCTCTTTGCAGCTTTTGATTTCATAGCATGTAAATATTCCTTTTTCGATTGCTGAGATAGAACACTGGTTTTCCGGGATAAACTGCATGTAATCTACTCTTCTTGGCTTTCCTGCTGCGTAGCCATAATCAATGCTTACTTCTCTAGCCCAGTATTTACCTGGTCCAGAAAAACAGCTTTTTTCCAGCAATTGACTAAGAAATTTTGTTGTTTCAAATCTTTTCATCCTTCCACCTCCTCATAAGTTTCTCTGAATATATCTGGCTTACACGGATAAAATTCACCGTGGACACCGCGGATGATATAATCACCAATATTCGCCAGATGTTCGCCCTCAAGTGTCTTAATAACCAATCCACCTGGGACCTTCCATTTGTCGATATAAAAGTTATCAGATACAATCGGGAAATCAGATGTCATATACTCCTCTGGACAATTGCCATTTGTCAGAAAATCGAACATTTCTCGCTTATTTGTGCCTGTCCACTGTACTGCATCAATTACAACTGGTTTCTTTCTGTACTTCATACTTCTACCTCACTATCTTCTGGTATCTGAAAGACCATTTTCTTTATAAGTGCTTCTCCAATAGCTTCAGCCAAAAGTTCATTTTCTTTCGATGCTGACGCTTCTGTGAACATCTTCCCGATATTTGGCACTGTCATTGGAATTAACTCTGCGTCCGCATATGCTTCCTGAATCATATCCAGTACTTTCATGGCTTTTGCTTTGGTGGAATATTCTCCGAGTAAATAACTGCATCCAGTGATATATGATGTTACAACTGTTTTTGTAGTCCCTTCTGCAATTTCGATACCAGCTGATACATTAAAATTAACTAATATCTCTTTATTCTGACTTCTGATTAACATTTTGCGTCCTCCTTATAATTCTCGATCGCAGCTATCTTACTTTCGTACATAGCGATTATGTTTTTAAATCTGCGAATATCATTATTGTATTTTTCCAAGAATGTTTCTTTTACGAACTGATAATTAGGTTCTCCCAACACAATGTACGGTGTTGAAGAACCAGAAATTGTTCCGATATCTTCCTTTTTCACATACCCAATGTAGATTCCTTCTGGAAACCGTGTTACCGCTCTGTAGGTTTTGGGTTTCTCGATTACCTCACATTCCTCAACTCTGATCTCGAAAACGTAGTCTCCTAATGTTTTGGTTTCTGGATTATATTCTCTGTCGCTATCTAAAATGTAGAAATATAATTTCATTTTGCGTCCTCCTTATCACTTACTCTTCGATTCCACTGTTCTACGAATTCTTCATAATCCCATGTGCCCGGACAAAAATCTAATCCGCATTCGCAGTGAATACTTATCGGATAACCTCCACTGTCAGGGTCGTAAAAAGATGGCTTCCAATCTCTTTCTGGAATATACATATCTTTGTCTGTATCTATCTCTTTTCCGCAAAACGGACAAGGTTTTAATTTCTCCATTTTCATTCTCACTTTCCCCATGTAAGTAACTGACACACTATTGTACAGTTGGCACATGATTTTAATACTCAATAAAATCAGATAATTTCATCTGACCAACTACATTATTGTCTTGCATCCACCATAGATAAACTTCTTCGCCACAACTCCACTTGGTATCTTTTCCACGCAGCTTGCGTTCCTCGATCATTCTGTCAAAAGCATGTATGTAAGCTTGCTTGTACTTTGGAAAATCGTACATTTCCTTTTCCTCTCTGCTTCTTTGATGCAAGTGGACATCCTAGGCAACCTAACCGATTATATCCGCATTGATACAGTTCACATACCTGAACGTCTTTCTCACCAATGAACTGCCAGATATCTTGATCTGTCCAGTCAATAATTGGATTGACTACTGTTTTTGCTTTCATCTGGCAATTTTCAAATAATCTTCTAGTATTATCATTGTCGGTGATAAGCATTTTCTCATCAGAAACACCGATGCTTTTGTTTGCTGTCTGTCCTAGTACTTCAAATGGGCTTCTGTTGCTTCTCTTACTGCTTTCAGACCATCTAACGCCTGTTGCGATCATTCTGTTGGGATTCCCGCCCTCTTTCAGTTCTGAACAACAATACCGAACAATTCTGGTAGGTGGCATTAGCTTTCTAGGAATGAGATTCCACATTGTAAGACGATTGCCTTTTTCCTGCACATGATAGTCAATCTCACATTTGATGCCTTTGTCCGTCAATTCAGAAAACGTATTCTTGATATGTCTTACTGCCTGCGGTGCATCAACAGTGGTATGAGAGTTGTGTACCTCGAACGGGATTTTAGATATTCTGAATAGTTCCAGAAGTACATCCGAATCCTTTCCACCGGAATACTCACATACAAGCGGTTTTTTATAATGTTTCAATGAAATATCGCTTGCTAGCTTCAATCTATCTATTGATTTTTCAATTAATTCTTTCACACGCCATACTACAAATATCCGTATGGCAATTTTACAATCTACTTTATAGCCTTGGGAGTTATTACCTCTGACCGTTAGTCTGTTCTGCGCTATGCAGGAGAACCAAGGCATTCCAGTCTAGCATTTATCAAATTTTACCCAACCTATTCTGATTAGGTGGAACCTCGTTTCACGAGGATAAGTGTTATTCCTTTCTATATTTAAACTTCATTTCTCTCCTATCCAAACGCTACCTGTCCGTTATTTTGCATATAAATCATCGGTGCAGCTTTGCGCTCTCCAACTTTCAGATACGGACAATTTGCTTTCACAAGTGCTTCTGCCATAACTGGCACAACACTGTTTCCAATTCTTGCTACTTGTTTTGCAATCGGGTATTTTCTCCACTTGTAATCACGATCAATGATGTAATCTTTGGGAAAACCTTGCATCACCTTTAATTCTTCCGGTTTTAACATTCTGAGGAAAATATCTGAAATAATATACTTCTCTCCATGAATATCAATCAGAACATTCACAAGCCCGAACCTGTCTTTTGTGGTAATAGTTCCAAGTGGTTCATTGAGCACCTGTCCGCATCCAGTTCCGTAATACTTAACCAGAAATGCAGATATTACCCCGAAGTGTCCGGGCGATGTGGTTATCGTATGCAACGGCTCATCACATCCTTGACCAATTCCATTTTTGTAATATTTCGTGATAAAAGCTGTTACGAGACCATATCTGTTTGATGTATCAATAGTCTTAATCGGTTCAGTCAGCAATTGTCCTCTGGAATCGCCTTGCCTGGTTTCTCCGTGATATTGAATTATGAATGCCAGTGCATCTTTGCTCTGCACAATGTAAGGATCTGGATTATCAACGATATATTTCTTGATTCCATTTGCAATGCGTTTCTGTGTTGCTTCTGCCAGAGGTTTTGGACGGTCAAAGATGCTTTTGCCTAAGTCTGACCAATCAATGTAGTCTCCACACTGTTCGTATCGTTTCAGACCGTCTGTTCCCAAACGATTATGTGTAGGATTTGGCCATACTATCTGCTTCCCGTCCCTGCGGAACACCGCATACCAACGTTTCCTTGTAGTAGGTGCTCCATAATCCGCAGCTACCAGTTCCCGGCTGTCAAATTCATAACCGATATTTTCCATTGCTGAAATGAATTTTCGATAATCTTCACCGGCTCTTTCCTTGATTGGATGTCCTTTCTCATCGAGTGGTCCCCATTGTTGTATTTCTTCCACGTTCTCCATAATGATTACATCCGGGAGAATTGCTTTTGCGTGCTTATATACAGCCCACGGAAGAATGCGAAGCCCCTGTTTCCTCGGCTGACCACCTTTCGCTTTTGAATGGCTTGTGCAGTCCGGGGAAGCCCACATCAACGCTACGTGCTGATTTCCGACGTATTTCTGCAAATCTATTTTGAAAATATCCTCTGTTAGATGCAGTGTTCCAGGGTGATTCGTCTTGTGCATCAGGATAGCGTCGGGGTCGTGGTTGATCGCTATGTCTACTGGTCTGCCGAGTGCCATTTCAATTCCTACGGATGCTCCTCCGCCACCAGCAAAGCAATCTATAATTAAATTACGCTCCATATCTCTCAATCAGCTCCTTATAATCGTCACAAATCCGAATATGATGTTTCTTTTCCAGATCATCCACCATTTCAGACAAAGATGTTTTTTCGGAATTAATATCGTTGATGTAGGTGTTAATCCTCTTTACAGCCCTCATATACCGTTTCCAGCCCCATCCATGCAATTCGTGCATTACATAAAACAAGATCACGAAATTCAGCACGTCAGACCAGTTCTTTCCATCCTCAAACCCATCATCAAAGGCTTTTAGTTCCATTTCTTTTAACTCTTTCTGGCAGTTCTGGATAGACTGCACAAACATATGAGCCTTCTGATTCGTATACGGGATGAATGCTTTCTTTTTCTGCTTGATTTTTAACTTTCCCAACCAACAGCCCTCCTTATTTTCTGAGTCAGAATGTCAAATTCCATTAACATCCTGCGATCATTCTTGTTTGAGTATGCGATTGTTTGCTGCCCATCATATATGACCACATATCTTCCGTTAATGCTATATGCCCCGCTGATTGCCTGTGATATCTGACTTCTTGTCTTTCCTGTCAATTCTGATATTTCAGCAAGTGTCAGCTCCCCGATATACTTTGAACCGTCGTATACGTCATACAGTTTCATGCTTCTTTACTCCTATCAGTTCGTATGTCCTGTGCGAACCAGTTCCGTGAAATACGATCAATCCATCGTCCTCAAACTGTCTTAGATGCCTTTGAACAGCACTCCTACTGATATCTAGTTCCTCAGATATCTTCTTGGTTGTTGGAGTACCTTTGTGAGACATTGCGTATTTACGGATGAAATAATAAATATCCTTGCGGTTCTGCATCCATTGCATGTGTTTTTGATGCCGTAATGCGTCCATATTCATGATTCCTTTATAAAAAATCTTCTATGCTTATCTGACTGTTTTCCTCAAAAACAAGCATTTCTTCTTTTGCTCTCTTAAAGAAATTTCTATCAATTTCAAAACCGAAAGCATTTCTTCCTATTTCATGTGCAGCTCTTAACGTTGTCCCACTTCCGCAACATGGGTCTATTACTACATCTCCGGGATCAGTAAACGTTTCAATCAATCTTTTTAAAAGTTTGACTGGCTTTTGTGCCGGATGAATTTTAGGAATATCTTTTCCATCTTTCTCCCAATCGAACCAGTTAAAAACCATGTGCCCTGTACCTCTGATTGTTTTTCCGTTTTCGTCGATCTGAACGCCGTTCCTAAACTTAGGAAGCCTGTCTCTGTAAAACAATAATGCGTATTCCGTAGCTCCAACCACACGCATATTCGCTTTTAATACTTGAGGGCTGTAATTTTTTATGAAAACAAGTGGGATATAATGTACAAAACCATGTTTTTCAGCAGCTTTAATCAATGTTTGTGTTTGTTCAAACGAGCAAAATACAATCATGCATGGAGAATTGCTACTTCTTCCTCTTGGTACAGGTGCTGTATCTTCTTTTTTTAACATTCTTGAGCAAAAGTGAAAGTATTCATATAAGTTAAAATTAAAATCTGAATTAAAGGCAGCTTTTCCTGCTAGTTTACTTTCACCATTTTTATTATCTCCCCCTACATACCACATAGGGTTGCTCCCGTAAAAATTATTCGCTACATTATACGGAACATCAGCTATAACGAGCTGTGCTCTTGGAATTGCATATTTCTTGTAATTTTGCATTGAGTCTCTGTATATTTCACATTTTAATTTCATATTTCAAAGAAGCCCGGTGCACCCTTACGTCACATGAAGGCAAGCTCCTTTCATTTTTTATTCGTACGTTTTCTCATCAATCAAGTTCTGAAACCTTTCAAAAGCCCGGATTGATACTTTGTTATTCTGCTTTTCTGGTTTCAGTGAAACTTGCAAGTGCGTATCTATGATGTGAGATAGTTCTCTGGCGAGGGATTTCTTGCCCTGCTTCAAACCATCGTAATAACCTTTTGCCAGTCTGTACTCATCAATCTGTTTCTTTCCTGCTCCCTGAGAGCCACCAGTCTTATTTCTAAGCTGATATCCCTGATCTGCAAGCCATTTGATGTAAAACTGTTCGGCTCTATCAAGGCTAGCTTCGGAAAAATTCTCACAGATCACTGTCCATCCGTAGGGATTGTTTTCTGAATATAAGCCATGTTTCTTAAGGCTCAAATCAATGTGTTGCTGATGTCCTGCACTGTGCTGGCACAATCTGGTGAGTATATGTTTTGCCTGCCCTGCATACCCAAACTTGAATCCGTCTTCATCAACTCTGCGTAAAATATAGACTCCCGAATTATCATTCAAATTTGGATTGAGCTTGAGCCATCTCTTTCGGTTCTCGGCTTCAATCGCCTTAGCTTTTACAAAATTTTTATAGTTACTATTCAAAGACTTATCACCTCGATTCATTTTCAGTGTGCCTTTGATACCATTATGATACCACTTCGATACCTGTATTGCAAGATAAAAATGATACCACTTTGGTACCTGATTGACACCGACAGGCAAAAATGCTACAATGTTCTAAAAACAAGGGAGGGATTTCACATGACTATCAAGTCTGATAAGACCAGAACTAACATCACGTTCCCGATACAGCTCAAAGAACAACTCGAGCAAATTGCCAAGCAGGAGAACAGGAGTTTTAACAATCTGGTCATTACTGTTCTCCAAGATTTTGTAAAAAGTGCCGATAAATAGTCGGTGCTTTTTTAATTAACTGTTATTCTCTCTATCATCCTCTACAGCCTCACCAAGGCAATCCATAACCGGTCCTGACTCAAGCAAGCATTCTCTTTCTCTGGTATTTTTACCATCATCTGAGTGCCAATCCCCGACAATATATAAACTTGCGTCTGCGGTCAGAATATCTGTTTCCATATTCCAATAATTAATATGGATTTCGTATGCAGCATTTGCAGAGATCACATATCTATAAATGCCTTTGGTGACTTCTTTCCAGTCTTTTAAATTTGCTGATACCATGCTTAATCCTCCACAAATGGTGGTTTCTCATCCTCGAAGAAACTTTCGTAATCAAACCATTCATCTTTAATGAAATTTCCAATAATTTTCACTGAATGTCCAAGTCCTTTCGTAGCAACTCTAACATGCTTTCCTTTCATTTCTATCAGGTCATCTACGCCAACAACGTCCATGATTCTCATAATCGCTTCAAACCCTGCCTTTGAACCTTTAAAGTTTTCCGAGCCAAGGTAACCATGTCCTAAAACATATCCTCCGAATACAACTCCCCATCCGCCGCCAGAAAGAGTGAGGTCAAGGGTGAGTACTCCGTGATCTTTAAAATTCAATGATACATTTGTAATTTCAGCATTTCTTAATCTGTTTCCGTCGTTAATAAGTTCTTCTTCTGTCCACTGTTTCATTTTGTTTCCTCCCTGTATGGTTCGTGAATCTCAATTTAACTATTCTTGCAAAAATCGCATTCAGTATTGCATTTTTTCCACTCATCTGAATATTCTTCGTACCCATCTGCTCCGTTCAAATACTTGTATGCAAGCACATTCATACATCTTTCGCAGGCCGTAGAAAAAACAACAAGTGCTTCCTGTAATGTATAATCTCCGCTGTTTACCATTGCCATTATGACATCTTGATTTCCACCTAAACTTGTATGAAAGTCAATAAGTGGTGTAGTATCCGTTCCATAATCCCATTTTCTTCCCCATGGCTGCCACCACTTTCTTGTTTGGCTAGACCCACAATTAGTGCATATATGGCCTTTCAATCCCTTTATCAGACCTGTATCCTTTTTCCAATATTTCCGTTTGTGCTTGCACGCTTCTTTCTCAGCTTTGCCATGCACTACATAAACGTGTTCTGTTATTTGTAACGGAAAGCAGGAATGGTACGTTCTCGCTCCTTCTGGTGCTTCACATGCCAAATCATCTTCTGACTTAATTAAATTTCCGTTTTCATCCTCATACCAAATTCCCAACTTTAATTTTGATTTATCAATTTCCATTTTTTCTCCTTTCAAAACGGACATAAATTCAAATCAACATCCAGTCCCGGTCTTGCGATCTGCACCAGAACATCATTTCCGGCAACGTCCTGTATCTCTTTCTGCATCACTTCCGGGTCTCCCCATCCCTCTGACAGGTGACACAGCGTTATGGTTCTGAGCGAAGCGGTCTTGTTCACTCGGATAATCTCTTTTACAGTAGATAAGCTGCTATGCCCCCGGATGGAGTGTTCAAACTTAAATGAATCCTGCTCCGGCGATTCGTCAAGATGATTACATTCTATAAGGAAGTGATTTATTCTCATGTTCTTGAATGTGAACGGCAAATATGAGAAGTCTGTCGCATATATCAGTCGTCCACATTCTTCGTGAAATATCAGGTATGCAAAGTTTGGCGTCTTGTCGTGCGGGACGTAGAAAGGCGTTACCCGGAACGAACCTATGTCCTTCGATTTCTTTTCTGGTAAGCCGATCATCAGCTCGCCAGAGATTGTGTTTACACTCTCAACTGTCTCGTCATTGGTGTAAATCTGAATGCCGGACTGCATTAGATTCTGAAACGATTTCAGGTGATCTCCGTGTCCATGTGTCAGTAGACAACCCGAAACATCTGATATCCTGTATGAAATTCCTTTTAGAATCTCTGAATATCTGCATCCGCAATCCAAAAGCAAGATTTCGCCGGATTCGGTCTTGAGCGTATAGCAGTTTCCGAGTTGACTGCCTGTGTTTATCACTCTCATGAACATTTCGCCACCTCACTTTCAATACTCAAAATCCAAATTGCTTATGAAATTCACAATTTTCCCATCTTCGATCACAACAAATTCTGTAACAAATTCATCAACCTGATTAAGACCAGTTTCTATATATTCATCTTGCTTATCATCGTATTTTTCAAACCATCTTTCTACGCTGTCATCAACAGAAGTGTTCTTCATTACAAAATACGGTGTATCTTCCGATAACAGTTCTATTTCACTAGCAATCTTTTCGAATCTTTCAATGATGTGCTCTCTTTCCAGCACCGGGATATTATCTTCGGTGTCTCTGCAATAATTATTATTTTGCTTAATAAAGTCTCTTATTGCATTTGCCACACAGCTCTTATCTTTTGTGAAGAAAACCTGTTGTCCAGAAAATTCCCAGCAAATCCTGTCTACCGCATTGTCACAATTGTTAATTTCATTGTTTACTTCGTTCCAAAGAGAAGTATCATGAATGATATTTCTCTTAAATCCATGACTTATTAATTTACTTGGCGGGATATATTTTTCTGTCAAGACATCCCACACAATAGGTGCAAACAGCCATGAATTTCCGAACTCTTCTATAACCTCTCCTTTGTAATCCTTATCAATTCCATATAAACTGCTATAACTCATTTTTTATACCTCTCAATCCTTTGGAAATCTGAATACAATGTTTGCTGGTTCAAATTTCATATCTGGACTGCTAACCATGGTTTTTGAATCATCAAAACCTCTTGCAGCCATTTTTATAAATTCCTCGTAATCGTCATCACTCATTTCAACGTTTTGTGATAAAAACATTCCTGCATACACTCTATTTAACATTTCCATTGCTTTCTGACACTTTTCTCGGCTTTCATAAACTGCCATCACATATGGGCTTTGCTGTATCCCTCCGGCAAATACTGCCTGTATGTAATTTTCCGAAACAATCAATGCTGTCATTTCATACGGAAGATTGATTTCTCCATTCTGGGATATAATCCTCATAGTTCTCACCCCGTTTCTCGAAATAGTCTTTCACTGACTCATAGTACGGGCAGTTTCTCACACCGCCCGATACAAGCCATATATTTTCCAAACTTTCCTGAGTCGCACCGATCAAAATTGATACAGTCGAAGTGCATCATATGCGATCACATCTCTTCTGGCTTCATAAAATCTGGAATCTCTGTTTCCTGTTTGTCTGCTGCCGGAACTGGTTCTTTCTCGGCAGTCTTTACGACTTCTGCGACTGTTGGCTGTTTAGGCTGTTCTTCGATTGCCACTGGCTCATCTGGGATAAATTCTTCTGCATTGGCGTTCTGTTCGATTTCATAAGCGACTTCATGTTCAATAATGTCCTGCTTTGGAATTTCTTCTGTAGCTTCCTCGACTTCCTGAATAAAAATATCACCATGACTATTGATAATCTGCTTTAATGCACGATTGATAACAGTTTTCTTTGCCATCTGGTCAGTAAATTTCTGATGTGTTCCATTGCCGTTTTCCTTGTAACCATAGCCCTGTGACCAAGCCTGCTTGATCTGTTTCATGTTCATTACTTCCAAATGCTTTGTTCCATCTTCCATCAGCACTACTGCATATGCCCCAAGAATCTTATCGTTGTCAATATTCCTAAAATCCTGTTCATGAGAATCCAGAACCTTGTTTCCATCTTCGATATGATATTTGAACTTATCACCATCGTAGATGACCTCGGCATGGATATCTTTCATGCCATATCTTCTGGCGATTGTAATGTTTCCGAAGTAAGACCTCTGGAACTGGCACTGACCGCCGTAAGCAATGAAATAGCCCTGTTTTTTCTGTACCGAAAGCCCAAGTGTTGCCATGTTCATAAGACTGTTTGCAATGCTTGTAGCTGTACAAGATTCCAGAACTGGCTTATTGTTTCTGTCTTTTGTTTCTTTCAGAGTCAGATATGCCCCCATGAGTGCATTACTGAGGTTGTAGTCTTTTGGGAACGAAAGACCGTATTTGCATTTTTCTTCAAGCTGCTTAACCAATCCATCAATGAATGAGTTGTTGATTACGATTGCTGCCTGCTGTTCTCCTGCTGTTGCTAACTGTGTTTTGTTTGCCATAACAATTCTCCTTTTCTTTATTTTTTATATATTTGCTAACACGCTATTTGCGTGATTGCATCGTTCCGTACCTGTGCAATTTTGTGAGATTTCAAACCACCGGAGTTTAGCGATAAAAAAGAATGGCATTTTTGTACCCATGTAAATTCATAGGTCTGTCAAACCTCAAATATTAAATTTACATGGATTCTAGTGAGTGAACACGTTCCTCACTTTTCAGGTGCAAAATCACCTGTGGCTTGATTAAGCCAAAATTATCTGTTATGCTATTAGCAAATATAGTTTGCTCTATATTTTGTGTGGAGCAGCTAGGCTGTCGCCAAACAAGTTCCTAGCTGTTCCGCTTTTCTCAAATCTCCGTTACCGTCATATCCCCCTCAGTAACTTTCAAGAATATCAACTGCGCATCTGCCTTAATGCCTGCCAGACTGCTGTTGTCCAGTTCTGCTGCACAGTCTACGAATATCGGATAACTCACGCCGTAAAACTTCTGCAAACCGTCCATGATGGCAATTTTGCCTTTCATCATCAGGGCTGTATTGGCGTTCCCGATCAGTTTCTTCCAGTTACCCTTGTCCTGCACGTACCAGATGCAAGCGTCTACTACTTCGCCATTTTTCTGCGTATCAAATAGCTTCACCTTAACACCGTCAAAATACTGGTTTACCGCATCTTCAAGGGCTGTATTCTTCGCCATGCTCAGGGATTTCAGCTCGTCCAGAATCATCTGCGCATCAGCTTTGCTCTGCGCGTACTGTTTCTGACTTTCCTGAAGTTTCTCAATCTGCTCGTCAATTCGGACGTTGTTGTTGGCTTCTCCGATTTTCTGGTTGACTACTGCCAGTTCCTGCTTCTTGCCAGATAACTGCTCTGAAAGCTGTTTCTTCGTTTCTTCGCCATCGTCCAGAGAATTAAGCTCCTGCTGTTTCTCTTTGATTGATGCAAGAATCTGCTGATATTCGGCATTTCCTGAGAAGTCTGGTTCTTTCGGTATGGCTTCCAGATTCTTGTTTTCTGCGTCCAGAGAAGTTTTGATCTGTTCTAATTCATCTGTCAGTTTGGAAATCTCAGATGTGAGGGTTTCTTCTTGCTTATGCGCTTCTTTCATATCGGCAGACGCTTTGTTTCCAACCTGAATAACTTCATCAATTTTGCGTTTCTTGTCCTGTTCCCATTCTTCCTTAGCCTTTAACTGCTGATTGATTCTTTCCTGCTTTTTCTGTTCAAATCTGCTCTTTAACTGCTCAATCTGCTCTGGCGGAAGATTCTGACCGCAAGTCGGGCAAATGGTCTCTGCATCCTTGAATGTCTCAGATTCAATGTTGTCCAGAGCTGTGTTGTCCCATTCTGTATCTTTGATTTTGGGATACTGTGTTCTGGCGTTCTGTAACTTTTCGAGAAGTTCTTTCTTCTGCGCTCTCAGAATTACCAAAGCAGAAGTCTCCCTGTTTAATTCGGCTGCTTTCAGATTTCTTTCTGTCCGCAACTCATTGATTTTAATTTGAATTGCAGTTTTCCTTGTCGAGATTTCTTCATGTGCTTTTGACTCGAAAGAATATTTTCTAACACCTAAATCTGAAAGTTCTGCTCTGAGTTTGCTGCTACGCTCGTTTCCTGACTGTGCAATCTGCGTTTCAAGGTCAGAAATCTGTTCCTGCAAGGCATTCTTCTGCAATTCCAATTCAGCGGTATCAGCATCAACTTTCGACTGCTCCATGCCGATAATCTGGTTTGGAATGGCTTTCAACTGTTCCTCTGCCTTTTTCAGCGTTGCGCTGTTCATGGCTTTGACTTCGTCTGCCTTGTAGGTTTCCAGAAGCGGTACTAACTCAGCACAGCCTGGAACTGTCTTGGCAATCTCTAAATCCGATTTTCCGGCACCGTCTGACATGGAAAACAGAATCTTTCTGGCGTCTGCATCTTTCAGGTCTGTGAAGATTTCCATGTGAGACAGCATAAGGAAATTATCAAAGTCAAACCCTCGTTCTTTCAGATCAGCTTTAAAGTCTCTTTCAGCTTTCGGAACGCCGTTGATTTCGTACTTGTTTGATAATGCAACCTTGCCCGGTTTTCCGTCCTTTGGCTTACTTTCTGTGCGCTTCTGGAACTTTGCTACGCTTACCGGCTTCCCATCAATTACAAGGTCAATATCAACTCTTGGCAGGCATTCTCTGCCATCATCGGGTCTGATATCCGGGTTGCTCTTTAAACTGTAGTCCTTGTCACAGAACACCCACATAAAGGCATCTGCCAGTGTGGTTTTCCCACACCCGTTCTTCCCGGAAACGATTGCTCTGTGTCCGAACTCTACTTTCTTCTCTTGTTGGCCTTTAAAATCGGTCAATCTAATTTCTCTTACTTCGATTTTCTTCATATTACAAAATCTCCAATCTTTTTACTGATACCTCCAACGCTGTCACCCATGATTGACTCTGATCAGACCACAGTTCCCGGCTTTGGAATCTTCCACAGAGTTTGATTTTTGTCCCCTTTTTCAGATTTTCTACGGCATCTGCGTTTTCTTCCCAGCATAAACAACTGATTGCGTCTGATCTGGTATATCCGGCTTTCTTCTTTCTGTTTACCGCCAGAAGTATTCTTGCCAACTTCCTGTCATTGCTTGCGCCAATCATCTTTATTGTTGGCTTTTTAATCAGATATCCAGTCAGATAAACTTCGTTTGCATCGTGTTCTTCCAGTCTTTCAAGGTACTGAATGTCCATTGCTCTTACATATGCTGTAAGGCTTTTCTTACCATCTTCCCGGACTGTACGGCTTCGCATTTCACCATATACACTGGCAATCAGCTCTGTTTCTCTTGAAATCATGTATTCTGGTGCAATAATTGGAAGAATGTCATAGGATGCATTCTTTCTGAATATCGTCATTCTTCCTTCATACATCTTGGTTCCGCCGTATTCTTCATGTGAGAACACGAACCCTGCCGGAATGTCACCAGATAAAAGTACCTGGTTTTCGTCACGCATCTTCATGTGGTATATCACCTTCTTTCAAAATCTTTGTCAGCATCGAGCCAAGTGTTACGACTGTTTCTCTGAGATTCTTGTTTTCGGCTTTAAGTTTCTGTCTTTCTTTCTCAAGGTCGGAAATAATCTCACTTGCAAGTGTTGGTGTTTCTGTGTTCTGGATGTGTGTTTTAGACATAAAAAATGCCCTCCTAAATTATTTATTGATAAATACAGGAAGGTGTGTTATACTTGCCCTGTATTTAACTTAGCCAAATTAAGTTAGATACGCGGCTCTGCGCGGTATGGTGGTACCCGCAGGGCTTTCTTACTCTTTATCTGCTTCTACAAATTCGCCGTTAATGAGTTTATAGAATGTATCTGGCTTAATCTTTTCACCGTCAACTTTTGCACTTTTTACATCTACGATGTGGTATTCGCCGCCCATCTCTTTGCATTCTGCCAGTACAATAAAGCATCCAAGTGAACCTTTAGCCTTAGAATTGTATCCAATGGCCATTGCAACGCTTTCTTTTCCTTCTACTGTTGCCGCTGAGCAGTCTCCGGTGTTGGTTGCCACTGAGCGGTTTCCGGTGTTGGTTGCCGCTGACCAGTCTCCGGTGTTGGTTGCCGC